TCAGGAATATCTCCTGGATACCGGCTTAACCATGAGGTCGATGTGCTGATGTTGGAGAATATGCTCCATCGCTTTATAGATGGGCATCTTCTCGATACCTGCAATCTTCAAGGCTTCCATTTTAATTGTGTTTTCAACTAACAGAAGATAATCTTCCTCCTTCAGCTCAACGTATTTTTGTGATTCAGATTTTAATTTTGCCATAATCAAATTCATTTATTTATTGTAGGCTAAGTGCCCGGCGCCTTGCGTCGTTTCCGAAGTAGGTTTCCAAGCACTCGCCCCCGAACCGGACTTACACCTCTCAATGTATCCGGCTCTCCGTAAATTTATGCAGTCCACTTTCCCGGCGTGTATAGTGTTGTGGCATGAAACGCATACCGCAAGTGTTTTGCGTTGACGCGATATCATGCGACGCTCCCAATTTTGTTTGCCTTTAAGGTCTTTCATTTTACGGATATGGTGCATCTCCAACTTTCCGGTCGCGCCACAAAGTTCACACTTCTGCGCGGAGAGTCGATTCATTAAACCATATCCACCCGTATAGGCAGCAATTTTGGGATAAGCATCTTCCACGAAGATACTTGCCAGTTTCTTACGTTTGAAACCTCCATTGTAAAATGTTCGAGTTTTCACCTTGCCCTTCCTGTTTTGATAGGTGACTGAAAATTGACCGTTTATACTGAATTTTCTAAGCACCTTTCTCGTCGTGGACTTATACTTGGCAGCATAAGTTTTGTACATGCTGTACTCCATGATGTTGTAGAAAGAGTTGATGGAGTTGCTGTTATTGGCCAGACTAAAATAGTTGTAGAATCCTCGGATTTCTGCATTGTATTGACTCAATATTTCTAAGTCGTCATTACAGATGAGATATTCACGTTTCTTCGGTTTCCAGAATTCCTTGCCATTTCGGACGGTCATTTTGACCGCCTTATATTCAAGTAATTTCTTCTTCATAGTGTCGAAAGGCACTTTAAGAACAACTTTCTTACCTAAACTTCTAACAGGATTACCTGTCTTATCCCGGCGAGTTTCATCAGTGTTCCGCAGGTAAATTTCATATCCGAGGAACTTAGCCTTATCCTTCGTGTTCGTAATTAAGGTTTTTTCGTCTGACAGTTCGAGTTTGAGCGATGTCGAGAGAAATTCCTTGACCGCATCTTTCACTTGAATACTATCGTGCTTACTACCAATAATCCCGATTAGAAAGTCATCGGCGTACCTGACATACTTAATCCGCTTGATTGAGGTATCCATTGGATCAGTCGCCTGAATGTTTCGGCGTAATTTTGTCAACTCTTTGATCCGAGCCAGTATTTCGGCTCGTTTCGACTCGTCATTTTCTGTGGCTAACTTCTTTGTAAGGCGATATTTGGCATTACAGAGACGATGAAATTCTGGATTTACTCGTTTCTTCTTTCCCTTTTCAAAAGAGAAAGCGTACTCTTTTATGAATTTATCCAGTTTATCAAGGTAAATGTTTGCCAAAATTGGGCTGATAATACCTCCCTGCGGTGTTCCACTGTGTGTTTTGTGAAATACCCATTCTTCAACATACCCAGCGTTTAGAAACTTTCGGATCAGCCGGATGAATCTGTTATCGTCGATTCGTTCTTCAAGGATCTCGATTAACCGGTTATGGTTAATGTTGTCGAAAAATCCTTTAATGTCACCTTCGATGAACCAATTTGTCGAGTTAAATGACTTCTGAATAGACTCTAATGCGGTGTGGCAGCTTTTCCGCTTCCTAAAACCGTGAGATGTCCGTTCAAATGACCCGTCGTAAATTGCTTCCAGAATCATTCTGACTACTTCCTGAATGAGTTTGTCGTTGAATGACGGAACTCCTAGAGGGCGTTTTTTACCGTTTTTCTTCGGTATATACACCCTTCTGGAAGGAACTGGTTGATATGACTCATTTCTAAGCGAATCCACCAGTTGTTCAATGCGCTCAATACTCATCCCGTCGATAGTCTTTTCATCGACACCGGCGGTCATATTGCCTTCCTTCTCGTAAATATTCTGGTAGGCAATGTAATACATTTGCTCGTTGAACAGAATCCGATACAGCCTTTGGTACTTGTAGTCCAATTTATCGCTGTGTTTAGTTAGACTGTTCAATACTGTCGTTGGATTTCTCATGTCTCACACATTTTCCATTAATAGTATTAAACTAAATTTACTGTTCCCCTTTGCCATGTACGAGGCTTTCCCTCGCTCGGACTACTACGGGAACTCCGTTGCCTTGCCGGATATTCATAGGACTGAATCCTAATAGCCTTTTCAGGCGTTCCGGGTTAGGCAATCCCCGTTTAGACATTTAATAACAGTTAGCGTGATGAATTGTCGGGTACGACTTTCGCCATTTTCGGCTTATTGCCGATGCGTCACGGTTTACTTATGCTTTGTATCTTCAGCAACAGTACAAAGTACCATGATAAGACGTTTGTAACTGCCTTCCGTCTTAGCTTCCGGATATAGCCGCTCTGACTATCGTTCAATCAGTGTAGATTTTGCCCTCATATTCATCTTTCAATTCGCATTTCAGTCGCAACCTTGGCAGTTGGTTGACTTAACGCTTTACCGTCATGCTCTGGTCCTCTTTGGGTTTCCCCTCTAAGTAAGACGGTTATTGACAGGCTTATAAGTACGCGCCTGGTAGCTTGCCATTGCTACATTTATTAAATGCCCTTACGGGCGCACACCAAAATCCGCCGGAATTTCACCCCATCTTTTGTTGTCCCAATAGACCACTTCAATATCGTCGATTCTGGCGAATACCGCCTTCAGGAAAACTTCCGCCTTAAGTAACGCTGGACAACGCCTTGAAGAGGCAGTTTTCATATTCCTGTACCATGTTATAGCGGTGATGCTGTCTGAGTAGATGGTGCGAGGGCTGTCTGGGTTTGCCAGAATGTATTTTACTGCTTCTACAATCCCAAGAAACTCGCCGATGTTGTTTGTCCAGTTTCCTACCGCTATACGGAATATTTCTTTTTCTGAAAAGAGGTCGACGGCCCGGCAGCGCGTCAACCTCTCTTTTGTAGAATGGGCACCGTCTGTAGCGATACCTATTGTAGGACGTTCTTTCATCCGTTCCTCCTGCTGTCTACATAAATAAAACCGTCAGCTTCCAATCTTCTCACCAAAGCTTTCGCTTGATGGAGATAATCGGAAATTACGCCTTCCTGGTCTTTTATGTCCTTTCTGCTTTGTAAGACGGACAACACCCCTTCAATGGTGCGGCTCATTGCACTTTTCCCGTCTTTCGGATCGAAAAAAACTTTCTTGTTGCCGAATGTCACAGTCACCTGATACAGCGACTTGGGAATGATTACTGTCTCTACTTGTGCCGGGAACAATACGGGTGTAGCGGCAACGACCACATACCCGTTTGCCTTGTGCATAGGTTTCAGTTCGACAGAATAAAGAACATTTGGCTCGACTTTGCCTTTCAAGTCTTCTGAAAGAACACAAATCTGTTTGCCGAATCTTGAGTCTTCACGGACTCCCATCAATTTACGTGTTTTGGAATGCCGGGAAACAAAGCCGATAAGTTCTCCCGTACGCTCCGATTTCGCAAACTTAATCTGCGACTTTTCTGAGGTCATGCTAAATCTTTGTCATATTCAAACTATTTCTTTCAATTGACAATCTTATTTCTAATCAGTCTGCAATAAAGCAAAAGTATGAATATTTTGTCACACCGACAAAGCTTTTAAACACTAATTTTCAGTGCTTTATGCGTATATATACAGAGATTTGCGCAAGTCAATACAGCCGTTCTTCTTCCGTAAAATGGCTGAAACGCTCGTCAGTATCAGACGATTGCAGAAGGAAGCGGCATTTCCAATACCTGTAAATCCGACCGCCGTTAGGTATATAGTAGTTGATATCGTTGCTATTCAGATATTGGTTGCCTTGTTCCGTCCCGTGATGCATCCACGTGGCACATCCCGGCAAATTTGGGTTCGGGCGCACATAGAAATCCATCTTCTCCTTACCAGCCACAAAGATGTTATGAATGATGATATCATCATCAATGTGAAAGCGGTAGGCGTACAAGGCAAAATCGCAGATATCGGCATTCAGCAAATTTCCACCGAAATGAATGGGGGCCTCTTTCTTGAGTCTTTCAAAGCCATCCCTTATTCCTCCCCGGGTAGCTATTTCAACAAATTTTTCGTTTGTGACAGGTTCTGCTGTCGCATAAATTACGCGAAAACCGTTCTTTGTACTGTCGAGAACCATGACATGGTCAACAATTTCAGCAGACTTGTTAATGCTATCGTTAACGGGGTCAGGCCCATGTGTGAAGCAGGACTTGAAGATGGCGACAATGATAACGACCGTGACAAGCCAAGTCCACGGCCCGATTGCAGAAGAAATGAAAACAAATTCATCTGCCTTTTTCCTGAATTCTTTCATTGAACCTTGAGAACGTGGCGACCGGATGCGCCCCGGACCTCAGACACACAAACTTTGTATCCAGCATCCAGCAGCCGGTTTCTACATTCTTCCATAGACGCTTCGGGTATTCTCGCTGCCGGAATCCCCGCCGTCGTCATTGTGAACAGAGGCACATCCGCGATCCGGGCAACTGTTTGGGCATCGTCAAAATACATCTCATAGAAGTCTCCCACATGGAACAAGACAACAGCCTCGGAACCGTGTCTTTCCTTCATACGACCATAACACAGACGGATGTTCTCTTCTTTCTTCATATATGTATAATATCTGTTTTAGAGCCAAACAAAGGATATGCCTGTAATCTGTTCAAAATAGGTGGAATAGCTCCGTAAATCATATACAGACAATTGATGTACAAATATACAATAATTTGCGAAGCTCCATTCATATCTACTTATATTTTGCAGGCCACCTCCCTTCTTTCAAGTTGTTCTTTCAGAGCGGCCAACAGATCATCCATCGAATTGATGTCATGTTGTTTGCCGCACGGTTGTCCATGAAACAGTGGAGTGAACACCAAATTGAAATCCTCTTTGATGGTTATTCCCCCCAACAAGGTAATACCGGCCTTGATACGATAATATTCGCCATACATGGCGTAGGTATCGGTTGTCGGTTTGAACCCATAGCCGGGCAACAAGTCCGGGAGCTCGTCAAGAATAGGTCTGAGTACCTCTTTTAGAAAGTTGGGAGATTTGCCGAGTTTGGCCTTCTTTTTCGGGTCCGTCCCGATTTCTTCGATACGCTTGTTGAACGCCACGAAGCGTTCCTTGTAATTCTTGGTAAGAGTTTGAATATTCATTATTGCGAGTTTGTTAGTTGAATTTTTCCTTCCAAGAAAAGCTTCTGCTTATACCGTCTGTATTCTCGAACCGACTTGGTTAGCTTGGCTCTATCTGGCTTGTACAAGCCTTTGGCTTTTCTTATTTTAAGTTGTTGTTTGTTCCGATTCTCCTCTTCAGGGTTTACTATAAAGGTAATCAGCCGCCTGCTGACTCCATACTCTTTGGCCAATTTGCGCTGGCTGATGCCGGTTGTGGCGTATCGGAAAGCTATTTCCGACTTCTGCTCTGGCGTCAGTTTCTGGCGCCGGTCATATTGTGACCCCCGAATGATTATTTTTTCACTTTTGTATGGCATGTTTTTACCTGGTTAGTCTTCTGTGACGCAATGGTAAATACGCAGTTTGGTTTCGAGCGGAAGTGCCATCCAGCAGTTGCATATTTTATCTTGCGTCTCCATCGCATCCTCATTATGGTAAATGGAGCCAAATTCTCCCTCAAAGACGGCGGCAAGATCAATTCGTGTGTCATCGTCCAGATCATGCCACCATCGGCACATTCTCTCATATTCTTCAATGTCTGCCACAAGATCCGGCATAGGCGCTTGGCAAATAAATTCCGCTTCATCGCCACATTCCGCCTCCCAGAACCCTTGTTCGCATAAATCCCGCTGTTCCTGGCACACACGCGAGACAAAATTTTTCAATGCACTTTGAAACAATCTCCTTTTCAGTTGCGCATACACGGTGTCAGTTAGCCCATAGCCACGGCCATGTTTTTCTTCCAGTTCCTTCAGTTGTGCATAGTCAGGAGCATTCTTTTCTTTATCCAGATAGCGGTCAATCAGCTCCTGATCGCTGCCCGCCAGAATCAATATATCCTCCATCATTCCTACTTTTAGTTTGTCTGTTTCACTGTCATTCCTCGCAAGTCATCGGCCGTCAGCCGTCGCAGGCAGGCGACGGAAACCACCTGCTCGTCATCTTCACGGATATCCGTTACTCTTGCCGTGCATACATTTTCATTCCATTCCAGCGACTTGACCTCAAGTATCATTTGCCTACGGTATTCAGCAGCCTCGCCCCCACAGGCAAGGCGGATAGTTTCCACGGCCTCATCGGTAAGCCGAACCAGGTCACCTTCATGAAAGGGCGAATCCGGAGAGTCCTGAACGGTAATCATCCTCCAATCTTCATGTCCATCATGATCCTCCATGCCGGCCACATAAGCGTCGTACTCGGCCTTGGTTTCAAACTCTCTGACAGTCACATAGCCACCGGACTCTTCAAAGTTGTTTCCCGGTATTTTCCCCGTGCGCTCGTACAGTTCCACTGTTTCTGCTCCAAGCAATACTACTGCTCTTATCATGATTGTAATTGAATGTTTTGTTTAGATGCTGATGTGAAAATCGATGTCCTTTGCGTCGAAGTTGGTCCGATATTTTGCGTTGTACTCTTCGATGGCTGTTCCCGGAATATAGGTCTCTCCGTTTATTTCATAACGTCCAGCTTCCAGCAGTTCCCGAAGAGTTTCCGTATCGCCTTCCAGGATTTTTTCTATCTCCTCACGGCTGCCTTGGACGGTAACTCCGAGGCGTAGCCAGACGGCCTCCCCGTGCGCAGTGTCCGTATCTTCCGGTTCGTCCTTGTGGCGTATGATCCGGTAGTCCGTCCATCCGGCGGCAGCGTTCGCTCCGGCAACGTAGGCATTGTACTCGGCCTCGGTTCTGAACGCATTCTCGTCCGCGACGCCCCCATTATCCTGCAGCCACTCTTGGGAAGGCAGTTCTTTACTCTCGTCGTATTTTCTCACAGCGCCCTCACCGAAAATCATGGTTATTTTTATCATGTGTCTTGGGGTTTTGAATGTTTATTCGTACAATCTTTCTTTTTGACGTTTTTCCAAGGTCATGCGGAGATACTGCATCAGTTTCCCGCAGGGACACAAGGCATGTTCCCGCTGGCGGACATAGCTCAGGTCTCCATTTGAGAGGATCATGCCCTCGGCATTGAGATAGAGGTCGCCATAGACACAGTTTGCCTCCGTAAGGTAAATCTCATGAATGGGATTCGGAATTCCCTCCGTGCTGCGGCCTTCCCGGAAAAGGGCAACATGCTCGGCCTGCCCCCGAACTCCAAAAAACGGATACGGCGAGAGCGCCGCGATGGTGGCGGCATGTTCCCTCGCATCGTGGAAACGGTCGTCGCTCATTTCGAGCATGTGACCGGAGTACGCCCCTTGTTCCTTTTCCTCCTGGTATTCGTACAAAGCAGCACAGGCTTCTATGAATTCTGAGGAACGGGACGCGGCCGAGCCGTTGGTTACGATATAGAAATTATTGACCGTAATGCCATAGGCACGTACCCGGTTGAGTATATGGCGGATGGCTCGGACGTTAAGCGACGGCTCACCACCCGTGATATTGAAATGTTGGATATGCCTGACATGCCGCAGCAAGGTGCTTATATGTTTCAAAGGAATATCCACATGCTCGGCGTCTCCCCGCATACAGTGGGCACAGCTCATGTTGCAGCGCCGGGTAATCTCGATAGAAAGATTTTTAATATAGAGCTCTTTCATGTTCGTCACTTGGAAGTTGTTTTAAGAGATGTTTTATATTTTTCCGACCAGTTTGCAGAAAGCCTCAAAGAGTGCTTCGGTATATAAATCCCGGGCCGGGACCATACGGACACCTCCGCTTTCATATTCCAGCTCGACATACAATTCCTCGTTGTCCACTGCAAAGCCGCAAACGCAGCAGGGGCTATGGTCTTCGTCGCAGCCCCGCACGGAGTACCCCTCGACTGAAAACTTTCCCTCATCGAAACAGGAGACGATTTCCCGCATCAGCTCCAGCGCGTCTTTTCCCAGCATGTGATAATGTTGTTCCAGTTTGTCAAGCTGCAATCGGTCTTCTTCCGATACCGGACAGGTAATCTCCAACTGTTCCGAAGGCAACTCGACAGTCTCTTCCCCGTTCCCTATTTTCACGATATTTTGAGCGTAATCTACGGCATGCACATCGTACTCGCCGGATTTTTCGTGGACAGGATCGTCCCACCACACTCGTTGTCCTTTCTTAAAAGTTATCATGTCACATCATTGCTTTTTCCTGTTGAATTCTGTCCGCAACTTCCGCCACGATTGCTGGATCCATAGGGCACGGGCGTGGGGAAAACGGGTTGTTCTTTACCTGGCGAAGTTCCCGAAGGGCGCTTTCTTCTGCAGCTTTTTCATCCATGCCCTGATGCTTCCAGAAATTGAGACAGCCGGTGAAATGTTCCTCCAAAATGCGGATTTGTGTTTCTCTGTCCAGTTCCATATGATCACTTTCTTTTTACAATACGCAGGTTGTCATAACCTATCGTTTCCAGTTCTGCGAGCAATGCACTGTAATCTTCCTCACTGGCAGGTGTTGTCGAGTCAATCACCTGTTTATAGTACGCGGCGCCGTGCTGCCCGACATGCATGTATGAAGTTACAGAACCATCCTCGGACCAAGGGATGTCCGGGAAGAGGGCGATGATTTGTCCATCAGGGTATTTTCTAAAAACCGCCCTCGTCATTTTGTCCGCAGATTTCCGATTCGATTTCATAGTTCCCATAGTTTCTGAATTCATAATCCACCTCACTGACAATCTCTTCCACGTCGTCGTCCGTGATTTCGTCCACGTCCGGATTAGACAAGTCCAGACGCACGGTCAGGTATATCGTTCTTGTTGCCATAGTCGTTCGGGTTTGCTATCATATACAATGGCCAATGAAGTGGAACACATCGGCATACTGCTCGGCATGAACATAGAAACCAGCGCGTTTCTCACCGGTCTCCGCATCTATTCCGTCAGCAGTCAGATGGTCTACTTCAGACAGATACACATCCGTTAACTTGATTCGCGGCGTATCGTGGCGTCCATACAAAGTGGTCGTGATTGGGAAGTTGTTGTCATCCTGTTCCTCCTCTCCCGAAAGGTCAAGAGAAATACGGCCTTTCTTTTTCAGCAGTTCCAGCATGAACTGAAGGATATCCTGTTCTGCCTGATTCAGCCGCTCGTTCAACTCCGCGTATTCCTTGTCTGTGCGGTCTGCTTCCAATGCCGTCAACATATTGTCGCGGATACTTACAAGCCAACAGGGATTTCTTGTCGCCAGGCTCATTTCGCTGGCGTAAATCGTAGACTCTTCACCCTCGATATTATCGTAAACCTTCAAATAGAGGTCATCATCGCTCAGCCCGACATGCGTCACCATCTTTTCCGTCCATGAGTCAAAATGCCCATTATAGTCAAGAACATAGGTGGCATCTTCCGGTCTTTCGTCGTCGATTTTCAGTTCGAGTTCATCGAGATTGTTTTCTTTCAGCAGTGAAATGATCTCATTTTGCAGGGCAACACTTAGGTCGCTGACTTCCTGCCAAGTAATGTGCTTTTTCATCATTCGGATTTTTTCAAGAATAGAGAGATATGATTGGGGGTGTTTGAAACTCGCCACTTAAATAAAAAGACCGCCACAGCTAACGGGAGCCGTGACGGTCGGTCATCATTATGGCATTTGATGAACATTATTCCAAAATCTCGCGTTCCGTGATTTTACAGTTTCGCGCATCGAAGAGTATGTAATAGCTGACTTCCGTTTCCTCGTCTGTGAAACAGAGTCCGTCATATCCTTCGTATTTCTTCTTATCAACCTCATTGTTGGCGATCAGTTCCGCCCATTCCTGTGGGTCTGTAATGAGATACGGATGCTTCATGTGGATTCGGGCATGTATCAACACAGGAAGGTCATTCGGCCCAATACCGCCATTTTTCTCATCGTAAGCGTATTCTTCCGCCTCTGCACGGTCATCGGTAAAGTGGATAGTCTGGTCTCCTTTCGTGAAAAACTCTACTTCGGGGTCCGGGGTACCGTGATATACATCCAGCAAATCCTCATAGTACGGAACATTCTGGCCGTTCACGGCAGCTTCCAACTCTTCCCACCAAGCTTCATTGTGGCGTTCATTGTCGAAGTTGATATGTTCCTCGTCATTCAGCTTCAGACGAGTTCGTGTTTCCACGTCTGTTTGAGTTATGATTTCCTGCATTTGCTCATCAGTCACGTCCTCCGTACAGAAAGGTGCAGGAAGAGACTCAAGATCGCGCCTTGACAATTTGGAGTCCCTACAAGTGAACTCTTGGTCATAGAAAGCATCATCGTGAACAGATGGGGCCTCCTCCTCGGGCAACAAATCAAGTGACACCTGCGAGCAAATATAATTCTCGTCTCGGCCCTGTGTCTGACCAAAAGCCTCGAACTGATCCAAATCCTCGTTTTTCAGTCGGAACCGTATCTGGTTACGACGTAAATATTCAGTTGCTTTCTCCTGTGAGGAAAATGCTCCGATTGCCTCCATAGAACTATATGAATGCCAAGCATCGCATTTATATAACATGCAGACATGTTTTTCCTCGTCCCCTTTATGGCGCCCTGATGCTTCCCTAAACTCGTACAAGGCGTTATCTATACTTCCGAATGCATTTCTGATTTTGTCTTCCAGGGTGATTTCGCATCCCATTTTCTCAAAGTAATACTCAACAAAATCAACAAACTCCGGATTGTTCATGGCGCATTTTGCCTCCTCGTCCTGTGTGGAAAGTGCGATATCCACACCTGTAAAATCATCCATGCTCGGCTTATGATTGCCTTCATTATACTCGTCCTCGACAATGCACACTGCAAGGCCGGCGCTTTCCGCTTCCACCTCGATGGTCTTGCAGAAAGTCTCTTCAATAGCTACTTTATACTTCATATAATATTCAGTTTTTTCAATTCTTTTCTGTATGAACTTAAAGAAGGTTTATACCCAATCTCATTGACTATCTGCCGCATTTCCCGGATGCTGTAGGACTTATCCATATCCAGCCCATAGTCCGTAGCGAAAGAAGTCATTCCTGCATAGCAGAAGCCTAATTTCCGGTGCAGCATATCGGCGCTGTATTTGACGCATTCGTCTGCCAGTATGGTCGGGACAGCCATACCCCGAATCTTGTATTTCATTCCTGCAAGAAGATTCTCACACTCATCACAGTGATAGGTCAGATCCCTGCGGCGGGCACAATACCCAATCGTCTGCCCCATAAACGTGTTACGGAAAATCTCGGTGCGGTTTACATCCTTGATCTTTTCAACGCCATAGTAGCACAAGGCCTGAACGGCACGGAGTGAACTGTCCACTTTCGGCTTGACAAATTGCGGATCATTATCACTGACAATCTTCTCCAGCCATGTACGATGAAATGTAAGAACCGGAACGTCGAACACCTTTTCCGGAGTACAATATCTCGATTCGGCACGTGTCATCATCAAATAGGGTTTATCAGTCCGGCCCCAATCCTGGGTATAAAAGGCGAGATAAGTATTGCCAATCTTACAATATGAATAATCCACTTTGGCATTCTTCAATGAAAGGAGACTGCATTCACCTCCATAAAATTCTTCGGGAAGCCCGGTCTGCTTTTTGAACTCTTCCAAGTAGAGCTTTGGGACTGCATCTTTATAGGATGTGTCCCTATAGCAACGCTTTGCCATCTGCGGAGTAATGAAGCGTTTGGCAAAGGAATAGACATTGAATGTACTATAGTTGAATGCCGCCTGCGTATTGGCGGAAGTCTGAAATCTTTGTGGCATCTGCCTGAACCAATAGAACGACGTTCCATGTTCCATACAGTAGTCGACAAACTCCTGTGTCCACACACAGTCAGGGAACTTCGGGCAGGACGAGTTCCTTCGGATAAAAGCTTTGCAAACTTCAGGTGTAAGTAGTTGTTGTTCGACTCTTTCGTTGAAATACGTGTTGTCTGACCTTCCTCTGTTTTCGATGGCGATAATCAGCCGTTCAGGAGTTTTGAATTGTCGTGGTAAATCTAAAAACATGTAAGGTGCCTTCTTGACCAAACAATCGGCCAAACGATCATCCAAAAAAGGAAGATAACGCTCGAAAGCTGCGCTTTGATATACATAAGGGTTCTGGTACTCTGAGAGCAGCAATGCGCAATATAATGCCTCGTGAGAGATATATTGTTCCGGCACTAACGACAAATCGCGCTTGGCAAGTTCCATGTAGTACGTTTTATTTTTGTACTTATGTGGAATCAACTTGGACAACACTTTACATTCAGCCTTCAATTCTCGGAACATGCCCAGATAGAAAGACCTGGTTTTCACGCTCTCTGGGACGTATTTTAATACGATCTGCATCCTGCGATAATCCCCCTCGTTATCAACTTTGTAACTACCGGAAACTATCTTATTATTCAACGCGATGTAAGCAAGTTCAGCATCCCATAATGATGCAGGAATGTAAGAAAGAATATTAAAATGCCCGCTGCCGCAAGACACCGCTCTCTTGGCAATCTCCTTGGATATGAAGCTTTCAGGAAAAGCCTTTATGTTGTTAACGTCATTCTTGAAAGCGAACTCGCAAATTTTCCGTGTCCGCCACTCAACCGGAAGTCTTGCCAAATCGAAGGAACTCCAGGTCTTTATGTTGTTCCTTATCAGATTATCAACCATTTCCATAGTCAGAAATCTGCTGGGGATATAGTTCAGTGCGTCGATGTTGTTGCTTTCAATGGCAGCCTGTGCTATTTCGGGCGTGAACAAATAATCAGGAAGCGTGCGGATGGCACTGATGATATCGCTTTGCATGGCCTTAGGATTTTAAGTTGTACGGGCGGATAATTTTCACAAGTCTTTCTTTACGAAACACATAGAGAGTCCACTTAACTTGGTTGGCATATTCCTGGAGCTGCGACCAGGAATTCGGTACGTTAATTTTTTCAAGACCGTATCCTCCTTCCACATAGACTGAGAACATTCTCATGTCTTTATGCGCAGGAAAGAAGTTAAACCATTCGAGGCGGGTACACTCACCGTTAGTGAGTAGATACCAGATACCGTTGTCGTATAACAGGCAATGGTCGGCCATGTGTGCGAATGTCTCCACGTTATCTGCAATTCGGGCAGAATATATGTTTCTGTCGCCGTTCCCATCCCGTATGAAGGAGCGGCAATGTACCGTGTCCGATCTTACCCATTTGCCGAAAGGAGAAGGGCCCAGGACATTGATATCTCCGAGTGAAAGCAATGCGTCAACGCGTCTGTCCAGGCTATAAAAGACTCGGAGTTTTTGAGAAATCTCATCTATGGTGTTTTCGAGGTACGCCTTGATATGGCGGACATTCCCGTCCGGCAGCACCTTGCCGATTTGAAATAGGCTCATAATAGTATCAGTTATGCTGTTGTTGGTAAAGAATAGTCCACCCTCGGAGTTTGCGATTGACAGACTATTGATTTTATATTTTTATGGACATGTAAACTTTGTCAATGTCCTCCTGTGCCAGGCCGATATAGCGCCTTGTGGTTTCCAGGTTGGTATGGCGGAATATCTGGTTGAGCAGTATCAATGATTCGGCCGAGCGGCCCATCAGCTCATAGACATAACGACCGAATGTTTTTCGGAAAGAATGTGTGGAGAAGGCTCGTACCGGAATTCGGTACTTGACCCGATAAATCTTGAGTTGGCGATTGATATGTTCCAGCGAGTAAGGGGTCTCTGTTCGCGGATTGGCAAAAATGTAGCTGTCGGTGGCCGGCCGGCCGAGCTTTTCATAAAGCCCGGCCGTCTTTTCCACAACACCGGCATTGAATTTCACCTTGCGGCTCTTTTGTGTTTTCTGCTCAATCCTTACCAGTTCTTTCTTCCCCAACACATCCTTCCATTTGAGTGTACGGACGTCCGAAGCCCGGAAAGCCGTACAGAACGACAGCCAGCAATAGGTCTCCCCAAGATATTCCCCGTCTCTGTCCAATGCATCCAGCAGACGCAGGAACTCCTTGTAAGGCAGATAGTCGGCTGTCGTCAGTTGCCCCTTGATGCGTGTCATCAGGCCTGCGGAAGTTTGTCGGAAAGGAGCAACTCGGCAAAGGCCCCGTTTTGGGGAATCATGGCCGGGAAATCCGTCTTTCCAGGTTTGTAAAGTTCCGTGGCTACGTTGTACACGTCCCAAGCGGTAATTCGAGTTTTCTCTTCGGCGAGTTTCAGCAGATCTTCGGTAAACATGGAGATTTGCCCCTGATTCAACGGGTAAGTCTCCACCTTCGAGGAGAGGCGCTTGTCGGCACTGTCGTGGGAGACACGGAGAACCGTCAGCAGACCAATGACCGCGTAGAGTTCCAGCGGTGTCATCACCTTTTCCTTCAGGCGGCGGATGCGGTCGCGGTCTTCGGTCATCTGCGTCTCGAAATTCGCCATCCACTCATCCACGCGGGCGAACAACTCTTCCGTGGTCACCTTGTTCTTGCCATAATTGGACACACAACGTTCCGGGGAAAGAATACACTGGTTGTGGCAGATTTTTACGCAAGGGCCGATGGCGGCCTGGATGCCGTCCTGATGGAAAGCCACAACCAACGTGGTGGTCAGTTCATCGGTTTCCCAATCCTTGATACGGATAGTCGTGTAGACACGTCGGAGGATATGAGCCTCAACCGCATTGGGTGAGAATTTTTCTTCCACCTGCGGCAGTACCACCACGCCGGGTTCGTTCTTGTTCTTGTTCTGCGCGGCAAAGATCTCTTCCACTTCGTAGTTCAACTGGTGTTTGCCGCAGATGTCCATCATCTTTTCGATGACTTCATAGTGGTACAATCCCTTGAGAGGCTTGCCGTAAATGTCGTTTTCCTTGTACGTCCGGCGAAGAGTGTCCAGACTCATCGTCTCAATGTTGTTGTTCTTGAAATCGAACTGCATGGGAGCAGTTACTGTTGCTACATTTGCCATAATGATTGATTGTTAAATGGTTAATAATAAAAAAGGCGGCAAGCCTAAACTTGTCGCCCGATAGATTTCATTGTCTGATTTTATAATCTTTTTTCCAGTAGTTTTCAATAGCCCACGAACTGCAATGGATGCATTTTTACCTGTCTACCCAATTTTTATGGTCATGCATGTATACCTCGAAACAAAAGTATGTCACATAATGTGCGATGTTGGAAATCCACAAGTCGTAAGTCTCGTCATACCACTGTTCACCGTCTTCCTCGTCGGTCAATTGAGGCGGTACGTTCGTGCTCACATAATCATAAGACACCTCAATGACATCCTCATAGGTGAGTTCGCACGGGTTGATTTCTTGTTCCTCAAAATATTGCTGTATTTTTCGTTGTGTCTCCGGTTCGTTCGTAATGATCTGGGGAAACCCGCTGGAATCACAATAGAACCGGAGGTAGGATGATGAAAACCCCTTCCGTTTCATCTCCTCCTGGAAAAGTGGAATCAGTGCAATCATACTTTACCGTTCTTGTAGCGGGCCGGAACCCAATAGGCAGAAGAACCAAATTTCTCCAACGCTTCCTCGTCCTGTATGAGCTCACACTCTTCGTTTCCTATGTATTCCTGAGAGTCGGGCCAGCATATCGCCCGGTAACATTTTTCCGGATCGGGAGATTTTCCAAACTTTCGGATATATTCCCATACGGGAACATAACGGGCACCGTTGTCCTCACTGTTCCAGCAAGGGAATCCGATTCCTTCCTCTTCGAAACAGGAAGCATCTTCAGGAAATTCGGTCTTTACGAAGAGACCATCGTCCCAGACCATGCTACAGTCACCGCAATGATAAAGGCCGTCGTTTATATCGTATTTCACGGTCTCTGACTGACATTTGGGGCAACGTAGGATTTCTTTCCTCGGCAGACCCATGCTGTCTGCAATGATTTCCATACTATCCCAGAATAGCTGTTCGCAATAGTCATCGCCCATTTTGTCAGCCAATCTTTCCATTTGGGCATCCGTAATCTTGTCAGCGGCAAACCCTTTTGCCATCAAATCGTCCCGATGTACGGAAGTGATATGGAAATATCCTTCAGAGAGCCTTTTGAGAAAATCGATTTCTTCTTCCGTAGGGTTTTTCTTTGCGCTGAAATATTCACGCAGTCGGTTCAATAATTCCTGTACCATTTCTATTGGTCAAATATTCAGTTTTCAAATCCGATCAATCATAATAATGAGGGAAGCCGCGAGACTCCATATATTGCTCTGCCCGCAACTTTTCGTAATATAGATCTGCATTGTCAAGCCAATCGTCGAACGCCTCCAGCAAATCGGCAGAGTCGCTAAACTCTTCGAACCGGTCCCGAAAATCATTCTCAAAACTCTCCAGTTCGTAATCCCTCGGGGTTCTTTCCCCACGGATTACGTCCAGAGCTTCATTCCGTTCCATCTTCTTTATATATCTCGCCTTTCTTGGCGGCGTAGAAATTGTCGATGGCGGTGATGTAGTCTGTTGCACACCAGTCCGTGTCGGCTGTCTTATGGACAAACTCAAACGCCCAGGCGATAAGTTCATTCACGACCTCGCGTGAGTCCCTTTCTGCCCAAAGTCCGTCCGCTCCCGCATTATAGGCCAAATCCACGAGCGCTTCCATGGCACGCCTGTTTCCGTTCGCTTCCTGCCCCTCGGTTTGCAGCCAGAGTTCCACGTCCGCAGCATCTTCCTCTATCGTACCGTTATGCAGACATACACATTGTCCGTCTCCGTTGTGGCAGACGAGTACCTGACGCCGGGTATCCGGGCAGATGCGTACCAGCACCTCTCCGGGCGCCAGTTGTTCGCAACTCCGTTCGCAGAGCATCGCTGGAAGAGCCTTCGTCAGACGCTGCAACATTTCTTTTTCTTCCGGGGCAAGGGATTCTTTGTTGCTCCAATATCTTTTCAGGTCATTCAATAACTGATAGATCATATTCCATCTTGATTTTGTTTCCAGATTGCTCTTTTCTCATCGTAACTTTTTTCGTTCCACCAAGATTCACAGGCATCTACAAAAGCCTGATTTCCTTCGTCTGCCGGGAAATCCGCCTCCCGGAAACCGGTAATACGTTCCATCTGCCTGAAATCCGTACTGTCCCACCAGGCTTGCATCCGTTCCTTGAATTCCCGAAGCGAGGTGAAATGCAAATGATCGTCACATTCACCGCACCAGTTATCGTCCTTGTCGTACTCGGTAGCACCGATATATTCGTGTGTATTGGGTTCAACCCATACAAGCTGCTGGATGTCGAGCGAGCCGCATTCGTCGCAGACAAGAATCTCCTCCTCATCCTGAACCAGAAAGCCGTATTCGGTCAGCCAATGGGCAATTACTACAAGACCTTCAATCTGGATTGCGTCGATAGGCAGATCGAAATTCTCTCCGGACTCACCGTTAAGCGTGCAATAGAGTGTACCCCCTTTCATGAACAGCCCATACAAGGTCGCCGCCTCATAACCGCCATATCTGGCGAAAGCAGAGCTGTCGTAGGACACCACGATTGGCGATTCATCATACTCCTTGTCTTGTATCGATGTATCCCTTGTTCTGTTTGACGGCATCAAGAATAGAACTGATCAGTTGTTTGCGAATGAGGGTCAGTTGGAACAGGTATCCATCCCGGCGAATCCGTCGTCGGATTTCCTGCTCCAGCACCGGGCGCACCTGTTCAAGCTGCTGACGAAGGCTGCATGTCTGTGGGCACAATTCGTTCAGGGAGGCACATCGTTCGCGGATGACCAGCTTGGCGATACGGTCATATTCATTGTTCACTAACCTGTTCCACTCTTCCGCATCGGATGACTGCGGGAAGTAGCAGTTAGGCATATAATTCTTTGCTTGCCGGATCACAGATTCTTCAGAATGTACGGTGGTACAGGTTCCCATACCGGCGTTGGACTGATGTTCAAGTTTCATATTGACTTCGATTGTATTTCGTTATTGGTGCGGTTTTCAGAACCAGGAGATATGCACCTCCGAGTTTCGCTGGTCGCTGTCGTTGATTAGCCTATCAAGCACCGTGATGAATTTCTCACGGCCAATCCCGGCTTTCTTGAGTTGTTCAAGAAACTCCTTCTCGCTTTCCCGGTACTCTTCGTCCTGTTCGACGATGTGGCTGCGCAATTTAACCAATTCGGCACGCTCCACTTCATAATCATCATCGTAGATGTCTTCTGCGGAAGTCTCCACATCAAACATCTCGAAAATCCGGTATAAGGCATCCTGCGCCTCATATCCAATCAGCCCCGGATAATCGTACCTGACATCATAAACCGAGCATACATGCATGTTCCAACTCATTTCTTTTCCTCCTTTGCTTTTTCGATTTGTTTTCTGACAAAATACAGCGCGGCGTCCAGGCACCGGACTGAGGTCTCGTTGTTTTTAAGTTTCATATAGTAGGCATAAGCCTCGTTGTAATCGGCATTAGCGCCCCTTATGAAAGAGTCCTTAGCATACCGGATGGCGTCAAAAGACAGGTCATACCCCAGGAACTGCCCCATAAAATAGGATACCTCATGGCCATACTCGTCGCTGCGGGTCTGCACGGCTTCGGCATGTACCCTGTCGCAATATGCCCCAAGCGAATGTATGACTTCCCGTATATGACGTTCCCGGTATTCATAGGCAAAGAACCTCACATATCCCTCCTGCTTGTACCGGGCAGTCTTTCCGGCATAATACTCGTACCAGGAGGCGTCGCACTTGGTGTGGCGTTGGTAAAGCCGGAAGATTCCGTACTCTTCACCAATCCATGTAAACCTGCTGATTATTTCAACTTTAACCGTTTCTTGCCAGCAATTCCTCCAGTTCAAGCGGTCTGTCTCCGAGAGAGGCGTGTTGGACTGTTTGGTGATCCACTCCCCGAAGCCCTGTCGTGTCACATTCGGGAGGGAGGCGGAGATGGCGTTCCATGCCTCATTGCACGCCTCATCCAAGGAAGGGAATCCTTTCGGGAATCGCTCCTTGTCCGTACCATCCCTGAACAATTCATTCCAGTTCTTGTCACAGATGATGAGGGTAACATCTTCCCTTAAATAACATTCTATTTCGCAATATCCGTAGGGAGCATCAGCGAGCACACCCCATTCATGTGACGTGAATCCGTCACTTCTCGCAAGGAAGCGCCGGGGCCTTCCTTTTTCGACCAGCACTTCCCATACCTCCATACACCGACCCCGGTCGATGTGGTGTAACCTTACCTTCAACTCTTTCATGGCTCGTCAAATGAATAATCTATGACGCCAAGTTCCGTACCGACCGGTTCCATACAAGGAATCGGATCACAAATCAGGGTACCGTAAAAATTGACGGCCACACACCCGTTCTTCAAGGAAGCAATATCTCCCCAATCCTCGTCGGTATGCCGGAACTGATACCACTTCTTTCCGGCGGGAATTGTTTCGGGAGTGATGCGCAGATCCACCAACTCACCCTCCACGCTCACCCCGTTTTCCAGAGTGATGCTTACAGGCGTTCTTTCCTGTTCGTTATAGTCGTAAGTCATTATCCTCTTTGTATTTAAGTTAATCAATATCATATCCGATGAAATGTTCATCGTCGATAAGAATATAGTAGTATCCATTTCCGCAGTTGCGATATTCCTTACAGAACCCGGCACGCAGATCGCCTTCCCGATAACCCTCTTCTGCCTTGTTGCAGGGTTCCACCCAAAGAGAACCGTCATATCCCCTGAAATCAAAACGAGAGGAATGAAAACTTTTACACCTTCGAATTGCATCCCGGAACTGGTCTGCCACATAAGTTCCGCACCATTTTTCCACCGCGGCAAGTGAGATAACCTGACCTTCGATGGTCACACCTGTCGTAATTCCATTCTCATACAGACTTTTTGAAGGGTCGGCCTTCATTACCTTTCGTTGGTAAGGGCTTGAGAAGGTTGCCCTGGCTGCCATCTGCTGGTACTTCCCGACCAAGCGTCGGTTCTGTTCTTCCGGGCGTCTTAGCGGGCGCGGATAGCATATCTTCTCAATGGTATTCCACGCGCCAAATAAATAGCCGCATACTTTTTTCTTCGGGGCAACGATTCCGATTTGTCCCTGGTCACGGTTGATGAACAACCGTCTTTTCTTGCCGTCGATTATCACATGGAGCGACGGCGGGTTCTGCGGGTCGCGCAAGTATTGTTCTGCTTCATGCATTGTTTGTTTCCTCCCTGTCCGGTCATGCCGCCATATGGCTGAGACCGTCAATATATGATTTGCACTCTTTTACCATCTCTTTCATGGCTTCATCGCCATAGAATCCCCAGCAACTGGCCACGACCTCCGTGTCATCATCTTCCGGGGTGATTTCGTAGCCGTAAACCGACCCGGTGTAATAATTATCAAGCTCTTCGATTTCCCCTTGCAGGTATGCTTCAATCCGTTCCCGGCGAGCCTTTGTGACGTGCTTCCAGCCAAACTCCTTCCGTATTCTTTTCAGAGAAACGGCGATGATACCGAAAAAACCCGAATCCCACGGGCAACTGAAAGGAGAGGTGGCGATGGTTACACCACCATGCTCATAGAGGTAGACAGGCAGGGCAACATATTGTTTCAGAAACGAATCCCTGAAGGCTCCAATTCGCCCATCGAATACCGCGTTGATCTTGAAATTCGCGTCAAAGTCTTTTTCAGGCTGATAGCGTCGATGTGCTGTGTACACTGTCCCCAGATGGTCAAATTCCTGTCGGGGATTGCGGGCATCCTCATCGTAGTAAATGTTGATGTGGTGGCCCTTGTAGCTGATTTGTTCGTAGAGGTTCATTGATTAATGGATTTAGGTGTTGATGTTTGTTTTTTGCCGACTGGCACTGTGGGCACCGTTGCAGAGCCTTACGAACTCTTCGGTCAGCTCATCCCGCTCATACTCGTCACAATTGAAGTCGTAGAACATTCCCGAGGCGGCCAGCATCTGATAGCCCTCCTCGAAAGTGATGTCGTTTTGGTGGAGATACCTGTCCACCATCTCCCAATGGGCATATTCTTCCTGTTCGTGAACCTGCTTCCGATATTGTCTGTACCATTCGGGAAACTCCTCTTTGGGAATCTGGTATTCCAACTGCAGGTCGCGATATCTTCCCGGCGCCAGCAGCAGATGTCTTTCTATGTATGCACGGACTTCGGCAATGATTCCTTCAACCGTGAAGGTCCTGTGCGAACGTGCCGTAAACGTGATTCTCTCATACGGGCATGTTCGATAAAACGGGTGTGTAAACTCAATCCTCACACCCTGTTCCCGAATATGGGTCACGATGTAGATTGCAGGGCCGTCATACTTCTGGCGGTTGACCATCTCGAACGTCTCCGTATGCACATGCAGGTAGTGGTCCTGCTTTGTTCCCCGCAGGAACCTTTCAAGCTGCCGCATCGACTGGGTGTAGATGAAGGTTCCCTTACGGCTCCGCCCTCCGCTGAACGCGCCGTAATAGTACCGGGCTGTCTGCCGGTCCCTGATACTGAACGCGTCGGGAATATGGAAATAGGCCTGATAGGTCAAATCCGTGCGGCAAAAATCATAAATCTCCTGAAAGGTTCTTGTCTTCATATTGCCTCCTGTCTGTTAATCGTTTGTTGGAGGACGGTCTGGAAACCGCCCTGTTCTGTAAAATTCTTCGGCCAGTCTGTCGGCGGTCTTTGCCAATCCTTGTTTCACCACAATCTCCTTCGCATCCTGTGCAGCCCTTTCATATAAAGCCAACAAAGGTGCGGCCGGCAATCCTTTACTTTCCCAGACCTCCCTGGCCGTGGCGCTCATCTCCACCTCGCATCCCAGATACTCGGCAGTCAGTATGATGACCGCATAGGCGATATAAGCAGGTATCAGGGGATCATTACTCGTGTTCTGCATGTCGTTGTGTATTTAGTCCAGTTCAAATTCATCTTCCCGGACCTCGATTTCCTTTCCGCTTCCGCAGATGCGGGCCAGCCAGGTATATTGAAGTTTCTCTACCAGTTCGATGCGGCGATAACCCATGTAAGGCCGGTGCAGGGTGGCAATATCGCCGGGGGTTGCTTCTTCGTTCATATCGCTTCATCTTTTGTTATTTCACTTGGTCTTATTCTCGGTCAACGGATTTCAAACTGCACCGCGAAATTGTATTCCCGGACCAGGTTGACAATCTGCGGGACGGCCATCGGGTCACTTCCGTATGGAAAGAAAATTGTCCGACAGCGCGTCAGGCAACGTACACCGCGCTTGCGTAGCTTGTACAGCAAATAGTTTCTGCGTCTTAGTTCCTTCTTGCTCATATTCATAGGTTTGTAAATAAACATGAAGTGATGTGATTACCGGTCCGGGGCATTACTGTATTCCTTTGATGCCGGTGCCTCCTTCAAGGATGCTCATCTCGTGCTAACTGAGATGAGCATCGTTTGTAGGAGGAACACCTGAATATGCCAGTCCCTCACATCTCACCTGCCAGGTTAGTCTTTACTTTTTACGCCATTCGGCCATTTTCTTCTTGATGTCGATGTTGTTGTCCCTGAGCATCTTCTTCAAGACGGCCAGTAGACGCCAGCCCTCATCTTTGTAAAGGGTTGCCTTGAAGGTAATGAAGTCCAGCGATTGGTTTTTATTCAGACGTCTTCCTTTGTCGTCAGTAATCAGACAACCGTGGAAGCGAATGAGATTCTGCATCGTGAAGTACGCACCGGCTCCTTTGTAGGCATCCATCCACGTCTTGCTCTGTGGCGTATCATGGCTCAGTCTGATACGATGAGCATTGAACTTACGAACTGCATTATATAGTTGTGTGGCGTTTTGAGCGTATTTGATAAGGTTGGCCGCGATGATTAACGGCGTGTACACCTTGCGGTCCAGGTCCGAAACGAAGATGTCACGACCATGGATGCGCTTGTAAGGTATTCCCTTGCATTTTCGTTCCTGGAGATTGTCCACATGTTTTTTCAGCCGTTCAATATAATGATGGGCCATCGCAGAAGCCACCTCGTTGTTGAACCAGCGGTTGCGTTCCGCAAAACCGTTCGGGTCACGACTCTCCATCTTCATCTGTGCACGAAGTTCATCCAACAGCATCTTCCACTGGTATTCATACCCCAGCCGATGAATCATGGCCGTTACCCCAAGTGGAGACAACCCCCGGTATGGCGCATAGGAAAGCATGTGAAACATCTGGGCCATTACCCATCGACGAAACAGACGGCGGTTGGGCACGTCTCCCTGACTGGTGATATACGAGAAGATCGGATCGTTGTCATCGAGTATGGTCAATTTGCCATCCTGATTGGAGGCGACGTAATCCCCGCCGTTGGCACCCTGCATGGCGAACAGGTGGCTGACATCCACTCCGACCAGGCGGAGAGCCTCAATTCTTTCCTTCGCCGTTTTCGGCAAACGGGCAGGATTTTCCGCACCATTGAGGTCTGCACCACAACGTGGGCAGGTCATAATGTTTTCTTTCTTCTTCTTTGTCATTTCCTTCTTTTTAATGATTAATTGTTTTCAATGTCTATCCACTGTCGAAGCAACACCAGGTCCTTGTCCCGGGTGCTTTGCCAGAACCATTTGCCCATGGTTTCAGCGTTCCACCTGAACCCGTTGAGCAACTGGCAGAGAATGTACAGTTCCAGCTCGATCTGTGCCTTGTCCCGGCGTTCTCCGTAAAGCATGTCCTCGTCGTCCAGGTCCTTTTCGGGAAGAGCCAGAAAATAGTTGCGGGACCGACTTGCACTACGTTCCGAGGGCACGGAATGCTTGTACCGAAGATACCGCTCCTCGATTTGAGACAGGAACTCTTTCTCCGTACAAGGTTCTACCCCCAGACTTCCTTCATAGTTTCCCTCACGAATGACAGAGCGGCCATTCAGTCGCAGGCTCCGTGAACGAAAATCCACACTGAATTTTGCGCCGTTCTCGACAGCTTGAACTACTTGTTGATAAATGTTCTCCATTGTTTTCTTTCATCAAAAATTACTTGCACTCGAACCCCTGGCGCATCACTTTATCAATCTGATAAATACAGTATGCTTGTATCCTGAACCGGGTGTTCACCGGGTTCAGGATACAAGTAGCCAACTGTATATTGAAGCGGGCTCCCCTGTACATTGGCGGCTGCGCTACCGTCTTGCGAATCCTGCTCAGAGCGGCACATCCCTTTATAAACTCGATATGGGCAGCTTGTGACTTCGGGCTCCGGATGTCATAACCAGCTATTGGCTGGAGATGACATACGGCTCCCGAAGTGTTGCAGAGCTGCGCACTTGAACCTCTGATCCCGAATCCGCGTGCCCCATGCCGGGCTTCCGTATGTATATATATATGATTCTCATGACTGTGGCACATGACTTTAATCAAAGCGATGTACATTGGGAATAATGAGCACGCCACGCGGGGCAGAGTGCTCGATAGAGAGTTCAGCGCCGCACTGGCGTGCACTGTATTCCCATTGTAGTGAATTTGTGTCCCTTGAACCATTACCCCGTGCTGGGTTCAGACCCTCATAATAGCCGACACATAGCTTTATCCGTTTGATGAATCCCGCGAACCTCCATCTTGGAGGAGTCTGAAGGATGGGGGTCGCATCCTTCAAGACTCCGATAGATGGATATTGTGCGCGGGTAACTGAATGCTATTCCTCGGGGCCGGCTGATGTGTTCCAGTGTCAGGATGTCAGACAGGCGGCACATTGCTTTACTATTCCGATATTTACAGGAGCGAGCCAGATCCGGAGAAGATTCACCGGTGGGTAAACCGGTGAATCAACGGACTGATCTGGCTGGAGAACCTGTAACATTGAAATCCTGTCCTCCATCCACAAGCCGTGTGCTCGGCATCACTTACAGTGAAGCGGCCAGCGTATTGTAGACCGCTCGGCTGGTACGCAGGGCATTCTGCATACAACCTATGGAAAGATAACCCTCGACACGGGGCATCTTGCCACGATTGGCCGTGACGTTACGTCCCGTACCGCGGACAATACAACCGTCACATCGCGCCGGAACGTATCCCAAACCACCGACTCTCCGTTTCCCGGTACTCACACCCCGCAGGCAGTCCATCACGAACTTGTTCAACTCGTTCAGGTCCCGTCTTACATTGCAGACTGGAAGAATCTGGGTGGCCCAGCAATACTCGCCTTTATAAAGGTAGCGGTTTACGGCATTCACGGCTTTCCGCAGGCTCGTACCACGTTTACGGACGGTCAAAGCCTCGATGTTCTTCTGGAAGGCTTTGATACGTCCTGAAGAGAGTGAAATCATACGTCCTTTGATGCTGAAGCCGAGAAATTTGAACCATCTGTCTGCCGTGAGGTACTCCACCTTCTTCGGGTTGAGCTTCATTTCCATCTCTGCCAGCCGGTCTTGCAGTAGGGCCATCGCTTTGGGATAGTCTTCACCGACAAACAGCATGTCGTCCGAATAGCGGACGTAATAGCCGTTCATGCTGGAAAGCTCCTCATCCAGCTCGTAGAGCAGAACGTCGGCCAACCAACTTGCTACGGCACAACCCTGTTTAAGGGATTGGTAGCTCCGCTGCAGTCGGTTGTCCGTATCAAAGTAGAGGTCACTGTGGTAATATTTCCGCAGTACCGTGATCAGTGCCGAATGTCCGTGCCGGGATTCTACCGCATCGAAAGCACGGTCGATATATCGCAGGGGCACGCTGTCGAAATACTTGCTCAGGTCGGATTTCCAACCGAGGCATTCATCACCTGACATTCTTGTCATCTCCCGGCTCACTTCCAATACCACCTTCCCGCAACCGATACCGCTCTGATATGATTTGCAGGAACGGTGGATTCGGTCCGGCATCAACTCGAACAACAAGTCATTTGCAATGCTCAACAGCACGCGGTCAATCGGTTCGTTGACGTATACCGTGCGATACTCTCCGTTATCCTTGGGTATAAGTGCGGTATGCGGAGGTGAAATCTCGTAGCAGCCGCGCTTCATCGCGTCAGCAATTTTCAGCCGGGTACGCTCGTCGCACAGGCAGATGAGTTGGTCTTTACGGATGTCCTTGCCAACTCCTTTTTCGATAGCCTTCGTCCATCTGTCGATGTCGAAGAACATTTGTAGGATCTTATCTGTCATAACATTCTTGTTTAGAGGAAATCCATGGCATAGTCTCGTGCCTCATCGAAAGTATTGAACCCTTTTCCCGGCACACAGGATATCGCCCAGTATCTCAATGTCCGGCTTTCAGCCCTTGCCAGATAAATCTGTCCGATATAGACACCATCTTTGAAAATGTCATGGTGCTTGTCTCTTGTTACTCTTATCATACCCATAGTTCGCTTTCCAGATACAAGCATCATACATCAGCTTTTCGGTGACGTGTTTTCCTGACCATGAACATGGCAGACTACACAAAAGGAAGGGGACTGTCCTGAAGCATGGGCGCCAGCCTGCAGCACATCTCGTATGAGGCTTTGTTGCGCCCGTCGATGGACGCCGGCTTCTGCTGCGCCATGTGGAGAATGGATGCCTTCACCAGACGGAAGAACGTCTGTTGCAAGGTGCGATGCATATAAGGGATCGATTCCGCAAAGCGGTTCGTATCGAAGCTGTAATCGTTCAGCCGGCGTTCCAGTTCCATGGCCGTCTTGTATTCACGACACATAGTCAGTTGTTCCGGGGCATCCCCGAACCGGGCGCTGTGGAGCTGGCGTTCCAGTTCGATTACGGCCACTTCCAGCAGAAGTTTCAAAGCGGTTGGGGTTCCGATCCCGTGCAGTTTGCCGTCAGAGGTCTTAAAGATAATTTCCATGAGGGTGTCGTCCTCCTGCATCTGCTGGAAATATTCCAGGGATTCTTGCAGCATTTTCACTTTTTCTTTATCCATATTGTTTTCTTTCTTGTTATAAAATTTGTTCGTCGCTACATACCAGCGCATCGCCGACAATGTAGTCGTCCGAATCCGGATAATGGGCGCGAAATATTGCGGTCGCGTCCATGTTCAGGGGGAGCCCCAGCAGCTTACCCTCCTCGTTGATAACCATCACCGTGTTGTCGTCAAAATAGACGATCTCGATAATGCCTCCGACCATTTTCTGCATCTCCTCCAGGCGAAATTCCGACCCGTTGGCAGGAGCCACCTTTTCCCGGGAACCGTCTGTGTGAAATATCGTTGCCATGACTTCCTCGACGGCGACATCTTCCTTGGGTGCCGCATCACTCTCGATGATGCGGACTTTGTCTATTGTATCCATCTTATTTTTCGTTTTTTGTCGGTTTCCAACTGCAATTCCGTTTGACCGCCCGAAGTTGCCCGATGAGCAGTTCGAGAAGCCCACGGGAATAGAGGCGGTAATGAAAGGCCGCAGAGTATTCACACACGTTTCCCATAAAGTCCACATACTGGCGTTCCGGGTCAACATAGAGAAGTGTTCCCTGTATTTCGAGCGTGTAACGGTTTTTCCTGATCCAATCGAAGAATCCGAAAAGGTCTTTTACATGGCTGTAGAAAGTGCAATACTCGTAATGGTTACGGCGCAGGTCAAGCAGGCGTTCTGCCATTTCCCGGCGGTGCCGGTCATCGTCTGCCGCCTTACCCGTATCAGAGACAAGGTTGCTGATGAACATCCTTTTTCCATCCCGCAGGAAATAGTAGGGCGTTACCGTAATGTTCCCGTTATACCAGCGGTTGCTCTCCACATACGGTTCTCCATGAACAAGTTCCGGGTGGAAGCCCATCATTTTTAGGTGCTCGTCAATCATTTTTTTGATTGTCTCGTCTTTCAGGTACAGGGGGCGTTCGCCCCTGAAATAGCGGCCGTCTCTCGTGAAACAGAAGGGATACAGGTCGCCATAGTAGGCTTCACCCACGAAAAACCAATCGCGTCCCATCCGTGCGGGAGGGACACACTCGAAAAGGAAGTAATAATCCTCCCGTGTAATCTCCCGGAAAGGTGTGCATAGTATCCTGACGTAACGTCTCGTAAGGAAGAGGATCTTTTCAGGTGAAACGGCCACCAGGAAAGGATTTCTTTCCCGCTCACGCAACTCCTGCAATGTCTCCCCGCCATAATCACTGTGTATGCCGTCATGCATCGAGGTGAGGCACGAACCGTCGAAATACCGGCTGTCAATTACATACCTCATCGTCTTACAGATCTGTTTTTAACACTTGTCTGGCCGCGGACTCGGCATTGCGGGTGAGTTGGCGTTGCCATGCCTGGTTGCGGGGTGACCACTTGAACGCATGTCGCTTGAGTACCGTGCGCATATCCGCGTCGGGAATCTGGTCGAAAAGAATCTGGAGACGGTCCTCGGCATAGTTCCAGACAACTTTCCCCTTGTCGAAGCAGACCACCTTGTTCTCCTTGTTTTCCCGTTCTTCCTGCTGTTCGCGGACCTTGCGGGCGATTTCAGGCAGTTTGAAAATGTTGTGGCGCTCCGTCACCACCGGTTTCGTGAATTTCGTGTTCCACTCCCGGATATAGGCAACGGCACGCTCTATGAGTTCCACATTCCCTTTTCCTGCAATCGTCGTGAGTCGTCCGGCCAGATTGCTCACGAAAAGCCCCCGGTTGTAGCCTCGTTCTTTGCCCGTATCCAGGGCATGGATTGACGTGATGGTTCTGTCCAGGTCTTTTTTCAACTCCTGCCATGCTTCTTCCTGACGCTGTTCCTCGGGCTTGGCGGCCTCAATCGCCTTGGCGATGGATTCCAAGGCGCGTTCCCTCCACTGCATGAAGTTCTCAACGGCCTTGCGGTAGGCATTGTCCGCCTGTTCGCATTTCCGGTTGTTGAAGCGGGCCGGGCCGACAATCATCGCACTGAAGCAGCGGCTGTTGGCGGCAATGATGTCCGAATAACGCTTCTTGTAGTTTTCCAGATAACGGCCACGCTGCTCCTCGGGCATTCCCATCAGATCGTCGTGCAACTGCCGCTCGTGGCTGGCAATTTCAGATTCCCCGCGTTCCTCCGGTGAATGCGAAGTACAGTTGTAGGCATCGCAGGCACGTTTGAAGAACTCTTCGAGATAACCCGGGTGTGCGACCTCCACAACTTCCCATTCTCCGAAATTGTTGGCAGGCAACACCTCTTCCTGGCCGGCAAATCCTACCAGATGGGAGTAACTGCAATAGCCGTAACGTTTCCCTCGGAATACGAACGGTACCGGGGCACTGTCCGGGGCATCCTTACGCCGCACCATGGTAACACGATGGGCGTTTTCTCTTGTCAATGTGATTGTTTTCATATCTTTTTCTGATTTTGAATGTTTCTCGATTTATCTCTGCATTTTGGCGGCATATCCCATTGTGGCAACGAAACCAACCTCAATGCCGACAGGATAACCTCTTTCCAGGGTCTCCTCCAACTGTTCCTTGTTCTCGATCTCGGCTTCGGAATCATCCGCGTAAAGCCTGTATAGCGTAAAGGTTCCCGTTTCCCACAGTCCACGGACCTTTTCGCGCGGGACAATCAGCCAGACGAAACCGTCGTCACGGGTAATTTTGACCTCCGCTTCAGTATGCCGGAGGGCACGTCTTTCCTTGATGTCCAGCGCCGCCATCCAGACGATGTACATCAACGCTTCATGGCGGCTGCGTATCCGGGGGCTGTCGCAAATTCGACACACGGCCTGCCTGAGCGAGTCAAAGGAATCGGCCTGAAACTGGCGGGCAATATAGTCTTTGCCCGCAATCGCGTCGCAGGCTTCGTCGGCACGGCCCGACTCCGGCACGGCCTGAATATCCTCCTCTTCAAGAAGGATTTCCTTATGCAATTCTTCCAGATAGTAGCAGGTTTTCATGGTTTCTCCTTTTTGGGTTTGAAAGTAATCTTGGTCCTGCCCTCATAACCGAAATGCGCTTCCAGCCCGAAAGCTTCGGCATCGGCGGATATGCTACAGATGTCCCATATGCTCAATTCCCCTTGGCAGATGATGACGGTGTTCTCTTCCAATATTTCCGGAGATTTTCTCCGCAACGCGGATCCAGAGCAGATGCCGCGTAGAATAACTCCTCTATGATGAGCGGTAAGTTCATTTTTTTCCATTTTGTTTTTCATTCAGTTGGTAGACCTCTTTGCCGGTTATGCCTAATAAATTGCATGGATACGGGAAGCCATCATACGCTTATTCTTCCGCTTCGACGCCGAAAATGTTCGACATCGTGCTGTCGAGAGCGTCCTTGAAACAGCCGCTCACGCCCCAATACTCAAGTAATTCGTCGGCAATCATCTGCATCTGCTCGTCGGTGGGCATGTTTCCGTCATATCCGTATTCATTGAGCAGAGCACGGCTGATTACCACGCCATTTACCTCATTGACTTTACGTTCTGCTTTCTGCCGAAACTCCGCGCATTCTTTATCCGGCAGCATTTCGCACACCAAGTTGTCCGTAACCAGTTCCGTAATCTCGCACAGCCGGTTCATCAATCGTTTCGGAGAAGTTTTGTCCGTAAACACATGATATTTTCCCAACCCGTAACTGTGCCAACAACTCTCTCCCGGAGTCTTGTCCCATATCGAGCAATGTAGTTGCGGCACCACATTGCCGGTGTAGGTTGGCACCATGCAACCATGTTCATTTTCAACTTTCACCACCTCGTTCCGCCAACTGAGACTGAGTTTTACCTCTTTACTGCCCTCTACAAGCGAGATAGTCTTCGAGAGGCGTTTTTCTCCCAACACCGCGAAATCGTATCGGTCGAAACTGAAACCGTTCCGGCACGCAGCATTGATGGCATCTACCTGTTTTTGTGTCATGGTTCCCATATCTTTTTATTTTTAATCTTCAACGGTTTCAAATACATAGACGTAAATCGGCTCATGCTCATGGACTTCGTTGTATTGGTCGATTGCCTTATTCATCTCCTCAAGGTTTTGCACGGTAGTTCCCGTAATGTCGGAAACCATATCAAATACTTCTTCCAGGTCCGTGCAATACTCGTCTTCTTCATCCCAGTGTTCCACCTTGTAGCGTTCGGGGAAATATATACCGCCTGCGTCGTTGGTTTGGAAAATGCACATTCCCGGCTCTTCGGAGCGGAAATAAAAGGTCAGCGAGGGATATTTCTCCTGCAGGAAATGTCGCAGTTGCTGCAATTCGGACCAGGCGGTCATCGTATAAAAGCGCAACTCATTATCTTCAATATCGACAATAAGGCCGGACCATTCCCCTCGGCAATAAACCTCTTTCCAACTTCTGCCAAGCAACGTTACGAGGTTCCCGAGCCACGTTACACCAAAGTCGTTCTCCACAAGAGGCTTCTCCCGCTCTTCAAGCGACTTCATTTTCTCATACAAGTCGCGCACTTCTTTTTTGTCTCCCGTCACGACATAGGAGGTTGAACACCAGTTTGGCATAGGCTTCGTTTTAGAAAAGTATAGGGGCATTTCGCCCCTACGGTTGTTACTAATTGATATTATTTTGCATTATTCCCGAATGCCGGGCTATTCCACGAATGTGTACCTGAGTAACGGTTTGCCGTCTTTGAGGATGGTGAATGAATCACCCTCCACCTGCACATCCTTGGCCTTGGGCCACCACAGCCACGAGAGTTTTCCGTCAGCCTTGACGAATGCGACGGCGTTGGTCTGCACCTTGCCGATTTCACGCACACCCGTATCCTTGTCCTGATTGGACACTCTGACACACCGCCATTTCGAGCCGAGTGTCATTTTCCTTTTTACATCTGCTAAAGTCTTCATATTCTCACGGTTTTAATTCTTCGTTTCATACGCCATAAATCCGGCACTTGCGGTTGCACTTTCGCAAGCTGTCGGCAGATAACGGGTAGCTGCGGTTCATCCAGTCGGGAAATCCCTCGCGGAACATCAACTCTGCCGTGGCGTACTCCTTGCAGAGTTTCCGGCGGCGTCTTAGGCGGTTGGCCCGCTCTGACTGGATATGTTTCTCCGTTTTAGGAGCTTTCGGCACCCGCCACTTCCCGGCGGCAAATACCGCCTCATAGTCCCGGCACAGCTCTCCGTTACGGTATGCCATCACACGGACGCTGGGCACCTGCCCCAATGCGCCGTCTCTGGCAAGCAAGTCAAGCGTTCCCTTTGCAACGCTGAAACTGGCAAAGCACCCGAAACTGCGGGTGCGTCTTGCATCAAATACTTCGATCATATCATTTGTCCTTTTGATTGGCGGGCAATTCAGGGTACAATCCTGACATAGTGTATATCAATGCCCGTAATGGAAAACACGCGCACAGTTCCGGCACTTTCCCGGCAACCGTGCGCGCGCTGTATCCACATTCACTCTTCGTCGTCCTCTACCGCTATGCCGGCGGAGAGGTTGCATATTTCCTCCAGCGCAGACTCTATCTGCACCAGATCGTCGATGTCGAACCGCAATGCCTCCGAATCCTGCTCCCACACCCTGCGGGCAATGAAAACCGCCTCATGCAGTGCTTTCTGGGACTCTTCCAATGCAGTCTTTACATCGTCCACCGTGTACCCGTCACCTCGTGCGGGCACACCTCCGGCAATCTTTTCCGCCGGATTGTTGCGCTTTCCGTTCACGCTACGATACCTTTGGCCCGATATGAAAAGGGCGTATTTCCGGCATACTCGGGAAATACGCACCTTTCCGACAGATACGAAAATGGCAGGCGCCGGCACTTGTCAGAGCGTCGGGCCTGTCGCTATCTGTGTATTTCGGGCAGAGTTTTCAGGTCTGGGTCGGACGTTATGCCGCCTTTTTCTCGCTTGCGGTTTCGGGCATTTCCGCCGTCTCGGTCGTGGCAGACTTGGCAGTCTTGGCGGACTTTTCGGCCTTTTCAAGTCCCGCAAGGTTCGGGGCAAAGTTCATGGCATCACGGATTGCCTTTGCCGCCGCATGGATAGTCTTGGCAAAGTCGCGGTTCGACTTTTCGAGGTCTACTTTGGTCGGCACCAGTCCGATACGGGCCCACACACTGTCGGTCAGGTCGTAACGCTTGATGCGGTTGTTACTCTTGTCGCAGATGATAATCTCCGCCGGAGTTGTGGCACGGAATTTCGAGCGGATACCGTCGGCGTCCGCACGCAGTTTCTTTTCCTCCGCAATGGTGTGCCACATCGTTGCGACCATGTTTTTGATGACACGGAAAATCTCGTTGTCCGATTTGTCGGCAGGCTCGAAATCCTTGCCGAAGAAGTGCTGGGCGGTTTGCACCGTCTCGCCGTCCCTGTTGGTCGAGTTGTAAACCAACATAATACCTGCAAACGTACCGATGTTTGCAAACTGCTCCTTGTTCAATTTAGAAGTTGCCATAATGATAAATTTTAGAAACTCTGCGCAAAATCACGCATTGCGGGCACTCCGGAGTCGAACCGGAGACCTCACGCAATAGCGCAAGGCGTGGCAAGCCGTAGCCACGTGCCCAAATTTACCGTGCATTTCACCCTCACGGCAAATTTTTTCGTAACTTTGTCGCACCTTATAACGTACCATATAACAGGCTATCCAAATGAGCGTATTTTCGGCATATCGTGTTTCTGCGTACTCACGCTTCACCGTGTCGTCGCGCTGTGCCTGCGTACTCCAATTTCGGCAGGGCGTTTCTTTGGCACGTCCCGAATCTTTTCCAATTCGGCAGCTAACTTGCAAGCGGTCGCGGCTGGTGATTATGGGCATAACATTGGCAATGCTCTTTTCTCAAGCTCCCGTGCGGATAGTTTTTACCGCATAGCGATTTTTATCTCCGAGCGCACAAGGGCGCAATTATGGCATTATTTTATCGCCTCTCTTTTCCATACGACTCTCACCCTCCCAAAATCACGGGTTTTGCGTATGCGGACTAAAAACACGTTTTTAGACCGTTCCAATTTGCTACATTGGTTTGTAGTCCCGCGCGGTGTGGTTATTTAACACCCTCTTTAATCGTTCCAAAACGAACGGGCGAATTTTCGTTTGTCCGAGCCACGAAAATAGGTTTCCCACAAAAAAGGCTCTTTGTTTCTCGCTCTTGCGGATTGGTTTGTCTGTTTCTTTTTGCTGTTTTGTTTTTACTTGTTTTTTTATTCGTTTTTTCCGTACCTGTTGGCCGTTGTTGTTTGGCTTTCGAGTACACTGCATTATAAAACCGTTTTTTCATTCTCCAAAACTTTTTCGAAAAAAATTTTTTGGAACGGCTTGAAAAATTCTTTTTCCAGATATGGAACGCACGCGCGCGAGGGATGCTTCTAAATAGTTGAATGTCAATATTTTGTAAAAAAGCAAAAATTTTTTTTCTCTTTGCAAAAATCAAAAAAGCACCGTTTCAACGCATGTAATAATCTGAAATCTTGCATAAATGACTGTTTTACAGATTGTTGCAGGTTCAATTTAATTTTAATAAGGTATTTAATGGAAAAATATTTTTTTCGACTTTCAATCTGTAAGCATCAAAAGCAAAAAGGGCTGTTTTGGTTTACTTTTGGACAAAGTAAACATACCAAACTATTGATATTCAACGGTGTAATAAATTAAAAAAAGATTGGGGAGGGTATCCGCCCAGGTGCGGATTCGGCATCTCTCCTCGGCCCATTTTTCCAAGTCCGACTTTTGAAAACGGTCTAAAATGGCCATTTTCAGATAATATTGTAAGTAGACCTCAAAAAATATATGGTTGGACGGGGGTCAGATTCAGCCTGACCGACCTGTAGAAAGTGTGTGCGAGACGAGTGCTGACAAGCAAGCGGCTGGAAAGTACAGCAAAGTTACAAATTGTAGGCATATACAGACTTTCAAGGATTTTATGCGGATTTCGCTATTACGGGAGTTCATATGATGGTACTTTATATACAGCGTCATTGTTCGCTCCTGGACTGCGTTCGTACCACTTGTTCAGGTTTTATTTTCCGGGAATCACTGGCAGTCAGGAAACAGCGTTTTTATTCAGTCCATATACCAGATACAATAATTTGTTTATGAATATAGTAAGAAATATATAGACACGGCAATATGCGTCCGAATCTTACATATTTGTTTATTTTTTACTATTTTATAAGAAAAGGCGCAGTTTATCGAATCTTCTTATCCTATCTTTGTGAGATATATTGTATATTTGTCTTACGCAGCCATATCCTATATATATGTATATATGATTTTCGCAACGCGGGGGATAATAAACTGAAAGTTGTATGAAGCGCAACGAGATTCAAATCAATCAGCCGGAAGAGGGCCAATCCTCAGGTTCCGGCATACGAAAAGGTTTGGCGGCTGCCAACATGAAAACCGGGGAATTTGGAGTGGTGAGCCGCGTGGGAAATGATTGTGTGGTAATGCCGATACGTTGCACAGTCGATGGAACCCTCTGCCAGGAGGAAGTAGTAATGCCAGAATCAGACTGCTGTCCGGCCAGTTCAGAACAGAAGAAAGTCCTCCAACGCCTGTTCAATGGCAGCCGGCTTTGCTGGGACCCGCGTAAGGCAGTTGTAAGGGAGAATGGTTTCCTGCCTGCCGATGGAGAACGGATCCGCATCAGCGTGCTGGGTGAACCTGTTGCTACAGGGATTTTCAGGCATGTTGACGGACAGGGCCGGGCTGTGTTCTATTGTCTGCTGATGGAGAACGGCTCTCTTCGATGTAATGCATCAGAGATTTTGGGAACAGTCCATGATTATCAGTTTCAGCCGATCGGCTCGACAGCACGCAACAAGCTCTCCAAAGCTATGGAAGCCGCCAATGTCGTTTGGAACGGTCACCAACGCTGCTTCGAGCGGAAAAATGTCTCTCCCGGACGCAGGGAATTTTATTACTATTTGGACGAGTATCTCCAAATACGCAGAGTGCAGGACACCTACAAGCCCCGCGACCGCAAACGTAAGGCGGCGGGCAACTATTTCGCAACGGCAGAGGATGTGCGAGGCGTCCGGGAATGCTATTTGGCGATCCTGCGGCTGCACCATGGTGCCATCCCACGAGAAAAAGAAGACAGGATGAAGGAACAGGACGAATAAAAAAGGTTTCTTTTATTCATTATTTTTTAACTGAGGAAAGAGATTTCTCTTTATTTGATCCTTTTCAAAACGGTCTCTTTGTAAAAAAGAAAAATCTCAAAAAAACAGGCGGCGTAAGCCGTCTGTTAGTTATAGGTTCTTTTTTGTTTACTTTTTTCTTCCAAGAAAAAAGTTATCTTTTATCTACTATATAATACATATAGTATTGTTGATACATTTGTAACAATCCGGTTGAAACATTTGTAGCAATCCCATGGTACAAAAGTAGCATTATACCGACATCTACACCCTCTTTCCCAGTTCTTCAATCTCTTTATCCGAAATGGAGAGAATATTTCTCTCCATCGAGACAATAATGCGGAACTTATGCAAAAAAGTGGGTTTAACCTTCTGATATATTAGGGGCTCATTCAAATGGGACGAGTATAAAAATTAATCAAATAGTCTAGGAGTCAGGAGATCACATAAACCTCATTGAGATTAATCTTGTTGAATAAATCGTGTGCGCGAGTTTGTTTATCAATGAGACACTGAGAACTTGAAGACTTCATGGGTCGAGTGTATCAACGCCATATCATATTGGACAATAATCACAAAACAGTGTGTAATAAATAGCTTTACTGATTTGTGTGTAAACAACAACGTTATCGTTGTGGCCCAAAGTGTCTTGATTTATGATGCTGTTTGAGCCAGTTGAAAGATATTTTGCATTTGCCAGGAACTGCAAACTTATATCATCTTCTTCGTCGTATCATTGAACGAGTCTGAATGCCCCGGATATTTCTTTTCGAACAGATTCCCAGGCAATTTTACTTCGCACCTGTCAATACATTTTTAGCATTCTTCGCTTTCATTAGACTATCTTATATTTTTAAGTTCTCTTGGTTCTGAAAACGACAGAAGAAATCTGTATGGCATTTTCTATAGAGTTCTTGAAAAGAGTTGCGAGGTCGGCCGGAATTGAAATAATCATTTGATTCATATAAAAACAGGCTGTTAAGAGAAAACGTATCTCTCACGAACATAGCGGCCATTTCTATCCGTCTACAAAGTTGTGGAGTCAAGTTTATCTTATTCTAGAAAACATATGATTATCCACATTTATTAATTTCATAAGAACTCTTACTGAGTAACAATAATTTTGATGGATTTACAGGTGAGATACTATTATCTCGTAGTTTATAGCATATATTGTATATATTTTAATGCCAGCTCGTGTACATGTATGTTTTTTATTTATAAACATTGTATATTTATTTATTTTTTGTATATTGTGCTGCACAATTAATCCTTTAAATTATGAACCTGAAAAGCATAATAGAACCTCATCCTATTTTAATGACGCTTATTCCTACACATAAATGTTCTGCAGCATGTGACGGCTGTTGTTTTGGGTGTACGCCTAAAATAAAACATCAAATGTCATATGAAGAGATGGTGTTTCATGTCGATTCTGCCATAACTGCATATCCATCTATACGTGTTCTTGTTATTTCAGGTGGAGAATGTACTCTTCTTGGGGATGATTTAGATAAAATCATAGCCTACGGAACACAACGAGGGTTAAGGACTAGAATTGTATCAAATGCTAGTTGGGCTAAATCGTATGATGATGCCTATTATCGTATGATGGGGTTAGTTAAGGCTGGTTTATGCGAATTTAATGTTAGTACAGGGAAACAACATCAAAAATTTGTCCCTTTGCAAAATATTATATATGCCATTCTTGCTGCAAACAATCTTGGCATATCCCCCGTACAGATAGCATATGAAAGACATCCAGAAGATTCCCAAAGCTCAATTGACTTTTTAAGAGAAAATGAAACTATTAGCCATCTATTAAAGGATGGAAAAATTGAAATAATTGACGGAATATGGCAAAATTTAAAAAATCCGCTAGGGCCGGAAATCCACGGAATAAATTTTTGTAAAGTGGGAGCGGATTTTAGATGTCGTAATCTATATAATTACATTACAATAAACCCATATTCGCAATTACTTGCGTGTTGTGGTCTCACGCAAGAATATAATCCTTATCTAAAATTAGGAGATCTAAGAAAAAAAACAATAACCGACTTATACGACAGCCAATTTGAGGAGTTATTTTTCCTTTGGCTTTATACCATGGGCCCCAAACATATTTATGAGAAGATTGCAGAATACAAAGGTATTCAACCTAAGCCATATTCTCATCCATGTATTTATTGCATTGAGATAGTTAATGATAAGGAGAATATACCTATTCTAGAAAAACTTGTTTGTACAGAGTTGCCAATTATATTATTTAATCTACAACTCATTAAAGCAAACTTAAAATATTAGAACTATGAAAAAAGACAACGAAAATTTAGACAAAGGAATCATCCGAGATGCCGGTACGAAAGTTACAATAGGAACCGTTCTATCCTCTATTATTCTACAATCATGTACATTCGATACAGAATGGTATAACAACAAAGATAATATTTATGGAGATATCAGTTTATCGCCAACTGATAAGGTTGATCTTCTAAATATAGGACAATTAAGGTTGTCTAAGACTTTGGTTGAATATTCAAAAGCCATTTCTGCAATATTCGAGGATATAACAACTAATCACGATGCCGCACAAGCATTTTGTGAAAACCCTGACGCGTATATTGCCAATCGATTCCCTCAAACCAGAAGTTCAAATTTACATTTGGACTTGTCCGATCGAGAGAAAAGGATTTTAATGGCTATGACAGATGAACAGGTCCAAAATGCTATTAAATCAAGAGATTTCAGTGCCTTCATTCATGCATGTGTTCAAAAAGGCTATTTTGCGTCGACTGAAGAAATATTAACAGTAAATGTCGGTGACACCCGCAAGTTTTTTGCATCTGACGAAGATTATGAACATTATAAAGAGATGTTGCAACGCATCAATTCGGGCAACACAATGACTCGGGCCAGTGATACCGAAATTGAAAAAGTTGATTTTGCTATCGGTGCACCTGTAGTTGCTGTTGGTTTTGTTGCAGTAGAGATTGGAGGCTTTGCCGATATGGCTGTTAAAGTACACCAATATGGAGCTACTACTCGCTCAGCTTCAATTGGGGCACAAAATGAACCCGTCATGAACTTATGGTACCGAGAAAATGAAGAAACTACCACAGACGATAAAGCTATTTTTTATGATCAAGTAATTAATGACAGAATTAATTGTGCAATGAGGATAATTGTGGATACATTCCCTGACATAAATGATGAGGAGGTTTACAACTATTTAGTGACAATGTTTAAGCAGTATTATGAGTATGAATAAAAAAATATTTTTTGGCTGGAGTAGTGATACGATTGTAATTACAGTCATTTTCAGCGTAGTCATAATTGCCGTATTAGTATATATATTCAAGACAATCTCTTTTAAGGATCCTTTTGGAATGTGGGGCGGCAAACTAATTACGGCGCTTATAATTATTGGTGCAGAGATCTATTTTGCTACAATGACTCCTCTATTCTTATCATACAATGAAAATGAAATTCGAATAAAGATGGTTATTGGTCGGAAAAAGATTCCGTACGAAGAAATTCTTAACATACAAAAAATAGAGCCTATAGTTCTTGGTAATTCAATGCGAAAAATAGGGAGTGGTGGAGCTGGAGGTTATACAGGTTTATTCAATAATAAGACTTTAGGGGATTACTATATGTATGTAACCAAAAAGCAAGATCTTGTTTTAGTGGTAACGAAAACAAAGAAATATGTTTTTAATTGCTCGGAACGAGATAATTTAATTGCATTTGTTCAAGCGAAACTATAAAACACTACAATCCGTACCTCTCGATGAAGAAAATTTTTTTACATTGGTCTCCTCCCGCATTTTTAGCTTTACCATCACCGGCATTATCACTCCTAAAATCTTTTTTGGAAACAAACGGATACAAATGTCAGGTGATTTATTGGAATAGAATTTTTTATAATATACAGCAGCAATTCTTGTTAAAAAACACAAGTCTAATTCATGATAAAGACCCTCTATTACTTTACTTAAATTATATCGCCTTTGAGAATGATGATGCCGAACTTTTGAATGCAGTAAAAGTTGGGCTAATAGCTAATGCTCCTAGCCATCTGTCTTCATCGCCTGAATTCTATTATAACCATATGTTGTTATATAAGCAAAAGGTAGATGAATTACTTGATGAATACATTAAGAGTTTACACCTATCGGATGCTTTATATTTTGGCTTTTCTCTGAAATTTGAGCAATGGGTTTTTGCCTATATGCTTTCTTTAAAACTAAAAAAAATATTTCCTCATATTCCTATAATTGTAGGAGGCATTATAAGCAAAAAGGCAGCAGAAAGTTTTTTATATAACTTTCATCAATTTGACATTGCAATGTGGGGGGAAGGAGAGTTCTCTTTATTGGAATTAACTCAGCAAATCAAAGATGGTGACTCTCATTTTTCAGATATTCCACGAATAGCATATCGAGACAAGGAACAGATTATTTGCAGTCTTAAAAGAGGACGGTATGCGGATTTATCCGCTGACGACTTAATACCGGATTTCAGTGATTTTTTTGAAAATATATCACTTTATCCGATATATGATTATGCCCTTTCTATAGAGTTCAGTCGGGGGTGTCACTGGAATAGGTGTCACTTTTGCTATTTAAATGAAGGTTATCGATATCGGAGAAAAAGCATACAAAAGATAAAAGATGAAATACTTAAACTAATCGATAAATATAAATGTTTCCGTTTCTCGACAACAGATAACGATCTTATTGGCGCTGACTTTGAATATTTTAACCAGCTTCTGGACGTATTCATTGAAATAAAAAAAACACATCCTCAATTCGCATTTGTTGTAGCGGAAGTTATAACTAAAGGATTGAATAGAGAAATAATAAAGAAAATGGCTGATGCTGGATTTATAAACATCCAGATAGGCTATGAAAACTCAAGTAACCAACTTCTTTCCAAGATAGAAAAATCTAACACATTTGCAAGTAATTTGCTATTTATAAAATTCGCGTGCCAATATAAAATACATATTACAGGTCTTAATGTAATATATAATTTATTTGAAGAAACGGACGAAAATATTATAGAAGCGACACACAATTTAAAATTTCTTCGCTTTTATAGAGCTTATTTAGGGCTTAAGCATCGATTAACACCTCTTGCAATAAATACATGCAGTAGATATTATAAAACACGGAATGATATCATTTTATCGGAATGGCAACCTATTAATTCTACAAACTTTCATCTAAAAAAATATTGGCATGAAGGAACTGGTTGGCATGTATTAGATTATGCAAAAACTTCACGAAATTTTTTATGGACATATTTTGAGGATGTTGATAAATATTATTTTGATCACAAATACCGTTATAAAATCAGAAACTCCGATTCCGAATTTGAATATAATGAGATATGCGATAATAAACAAGTTGCACAAATCCTGTTGAAAAAAGATTCACCACAATATTTAATACTTCAATTAGCTTGTGATTCCGTGGTGTCATTTAAATACTTACAAGAAATAACAAATATCGAAAACAATACACTTCTCGAAATACTTGATTATTTCTATCAGAAGGGTATAGTTTATCATAACGATGATTACTCTGAGATTGTTTCATTAATTGTTGTATAACAAATTATTTACTCATAAATAATACCTGACAATAGCGAATTTTATGCTTTTTCCCTTAATTCTTCAATCTCTTTATCCGAAATGGAGAGAATATTTCTCTCCATCGAGACAAAAAGCTGTCGGCCGACTGCCCGCGCATCGAGGGCTGAGGCCGGCGCATTGAGAATCGTGATGAGCCGTTCATAAGCCCTTCCGTCCCAAAGGTAGTCATACATACCTTTGAGCGGAACCCGTTCAAGGAGCCCCAACGCCGTCATCCGCCTGACACACCGGTCGAACAGGCGTGATCCTATGCCGGTATTGGCCATGTGCGTCCTTTTGCTTCGAAGCGTATCGAATCCTTTGCCGCGCAGTCGGGACAAGTCGGCCATGTAAAGCATGAAAACAATCTCCTCGGGTTCAAAGACTCCCAGCATCCGGCTGTAACATTTGAAAAACGGCGCATCGCAAGGTGCGCCGTTTCCCCTGTTCCTACTTTTCCCCATCGTCTCCTCCTTTCGTAAGCGACAACTCCGTCTCTTCGTCCTGGATGGCATCGTTGAGATAACAATGCTGGATTTTACGGTTGATCATCGGTTTGTAGACTCTGTAGCCCAGCTTTTTCGCATATCGTCCGACGGAGACCCGGTTGACTACTTTCCCGGTGGTCTCGGAGAGGTATCTGGCCATCTCCTCGTAAGTCATTCTTCTTTTGAGTTTCATTCTTTCGGCATTTATGGTTCTCAGGTTAAGAGTAGAGCCAATCAATGCCAATGGTTTGCAATTAAGATGAATTAAACACAGGGCGGTGCCAGGTAGCATGAGACGAGGAATTAACTTGATTATGGTCTGCCACCCGGCACCGCCGAAGTTATTTTGCCATCAGAGCGGTTATCCTGTCGATAGTCGGCCGGTTTGTTTCGTCCAGCCATTCTCTGGCCACATTCCATGAGAGGGACTTGCCGAACTTGAAGTTCTCCATTGTGATGGTATGGTGCGAGAGCCTTCCTTCCGTGGGTTTGAGTCTCCGATCATGGAGTTCGCACAAACCATCGTGGTAGAACGTGCAGAAGCCGTTATCCTCACGAATAGCCTGTACCATGGGCACCAAGTAAGGCAACCTGCCCATGACGAGCCCTACACCCCATAAGGTAGGCGCCAATCGATCCGTGTAGCCGGCCTCAATGAGACGAAGAATGTCGTCGGGGGTACCCAGACAAGGCGTGCGGCACTGGTTGCGGCATTTCTCGCACTTGCAGGAAACGGGCTTGCGCCCGGTCTTGCGGATGATGCGTTGTAAGGCTTTCTCCATAGTCACTGGTATTCTGGGTGTATTCTTTTCCACAACTCAATGATACATTCACGTCCTACCTGTGTCCACCGTTTGGCTGAACCGAAGGTGAACACTTTCCCTTGTGCGTTCTCCCAGGTATAGGGAACATCGCATTGCCATGCCCTGTACGCCGGGAAGACCAGCCATTGGTGCTTCTGGTACTTGCAGATGCCTTGTTCGAGCAGGAACTGGTGCAGGCTGCGCGGCGAGATATTGAGTTCGTCGGCAATGCGTGTGCTGCGGAACCACTCCCTGTTTTCGATGAAATCATCGTAGAAGGCCACTTTGGGAATGAAATCCCGGATAACCTTCCTGTGTTCCTCGATCATGGCAAGAGCCGTATCCATATCCGTGGGCAACGGCCTGTCCAGACAGCGAATCTCAAGGCTCTTGTATTCCCTCCTCCGCACGGGACGCGGCGCTATGTCCGCCGTAAGACGTTCAATCTGCTGTGCACACCAGTCGGCCAATCCCGAGTCGGGCGCTATCCAGCGTGTCAGAGGAACCACTAACGGCGATTCAATCCATGTAGCCCCCTTGCCACGTCCGCGAGTCGTAAAGATCTGGAATTCGTAACGGTCAGTTTGTCCGCTGCGAGCCATCTCACGCCGCAGGGAATCCGTAGCTGTAATTCGCAGCCACTCGGAGGGGATTTTCCCGAAATGCATCGTGATCTGCGTGGCATTCACCATCAGTTTGTTACCCATCTTGCGGAAAGTGACGGGAAAATCCGCTTCGTAGCTCAGCACAAAGTCCCGCTGCCCGTGTACGTGCATATCTCCGGCTTCCAGTTCCAACAACTGGTTTCCCCAGACCTCCAGCTCATCGATGAGGTCTCGGGGTAGAATACTGTCCTTGCGGACCAATTGCAGAAGCCGTCTCATGTCCGCAGGACGGAATCCCCAGAGTTCGCGGCCGTTGGCGCGGAAGGGAAGCCGCAGGGCTGAGGGACATATCTCGGCAATCGATCCTTTCTTGATCAGCTCATCCCGTTTGAGTATCTCGCATACATCGCTTGCACAGATGTGCACTTGTCCGTTATGACTCCGCGACACCCGTATGCTCCAGTCGCGGAACGGCACGTTCCTATATTCTTTCATGAATCTTTGTCTTCGTTGGTATTTCTGTTTTCCTGTTTACCTTTCTTTTCGCGTAATGTCCGCTTATGTGCCATTTGCCGGACCGAGTAATAGGTCCGCTTCTCCCCACACAGGGAATCGTAATCCTGGAGTTGGAGAGTTCCCAGATCCTGCAACTCGATTTCCACGTTGGGATGCAGGTGTCGAAAATAGAACCCTCCGCTGCAGATGTATTTACCAGTGCAGCAAAAAGAAATTGCCTGCAAGTTGCCTTTTGTCAGTTCAGCCGCACTATGAAGCGAACGTGTGATGGCCACAAGAATCTGTGCTCCGTTGAAGATGAGCACCATCTTTGGTCGTTTAAAACTGCTACGTCTCATGATGTTCTAAAATTTGCGTTAATTCCTCATTCGTAAATCTAAGCCCGGCTGATTGAACCAGCCAAGTGTCTGAAACCGTAAATCCATCGATAAGCATTTCGGAAATCCGCTCCAGAAGGTAGACGCCGAAAGGAGGCTCGATGTAAACGACAAATAATAGAGCCAGACATTCATCAATTAACAGATGCCCCGACGCCTCGTCGCGGATGAACAGCTCCTCCTTGTCTATTCCGTATTGTCGGCACAACTCCTCGATCCACAGGTGGAAAGCCACCCGGAAATCAGCCAAACAGTGACGTTTTTCGTCTCCGCGGCTCTGAATAAAATGCGTTGCGTCGAAATAGACCGGAGCGCCCTTCGGCGGCGTTCCGAACAGCAAATCGGGAAATTCCTTGTACCGGATGCTCCGGCAAGGAACCTTCATAACTTTCATCTCTTGATTCTCATTTCTTGATCCGTTGTTTAATAAGTAGACATAAAAGTATATCTTTTGCGTGTAAATATAGTATAAAACTATTATTATTTTATGATTTTACCTATTCTTTTTTTATTGATTATAAGTTATTTATAAAATAATAGAAGAATAAAATCTGTATATTTTATTCAGTTATTTCTGATTGGAAAATAGCCATTAACCGCCATTCTGACTGTATATATTTTCAAGCCCGAAAACTTTGCTTTCCAAATCAGGCTACTCTTAAAAGAAAAGGAGAAAAGATGGCAGAATCAGATCATTCCTTTCATGGTGAACTGCTGGAAAGCATATTCAGGACCTCGAAAAAGACCATACAGGAGTATGTCCGGGAAATCGAACGGAACAACCTGTACCGCTCGTGCCGCATGGACACGGAAACGGGTTATATCCTGGATGACCGTTCCAGGCTCATTGACCTGTACGAGGCGTGCCTTCAGCAGGACGCTCATATCCGTTCGGTCATCGAAACGCTGGAGAGCCAGATTCTGGGGGACCGTTACATGTTGGCAAGAGTGAATGAAAAAGGAAAGTACATCAAGGATGTCGCACAGACACAGAGGATACAGGGCTCTCAATTCGACCGCATCATCAAGGGTGTTATCGAGGCTAAATTGTATGGCTATACATTGCTGGAGATCATGCCGGATATAGACCCGAAGACGGGCAAACTGGCAGAGGTAAACATCATAGAACGGAGAAACGTCTTGCCGGATCAGCAGGTGGTCTTGAAGCGGCAGGGGCAATGGATGCCACATTGGGATCTCCGCAAGGCGGTCTATCGACGATACTATGTACTGATAAACTCCGGGGACCTCGGGCTATTTTCAGCCACTACGCCACTCATTTTGGCCAAGAAGTTCACCGTAGCCAACTATGTGAACTTCTCACACACCTATGGACAGCCCATCATTCACGGGAAAACCGTTTCGGAGAGCAATGCGGACCGCAAGCGGTTGGCCAACGAGATTGCCAACGCCGCGCAGAACAAGGTGGTGGTTACGGGCATTGAGGACGAGGTTGACATCAAGACCTTCACGATGTCCAACAGCGAGAAAATATATACCGGGCTTATCGAGTTCGTGAACCGGGAAGTCTCCAACTTGGTACTGGGCAGCGAGTCGATGGCGGGCGGTATGCAGTCGTATGTCGGCTCGACCAAAGCCCATCAGGATATTTTCCGGGATCGCATCGAGGTGTACCGCCGATATATTGAGAACATCATGAATGAGGAGATCGTGCCGCGACTGGTGGCCATGGGCTATATCTTACCGGGGTTGGAATTCAAGTATTCGAACCGCATCGAGATGAGCAACGAAGACCGCATCAAGCTCTATTCGCTGATTACGGACAAATATGAGGTAGCGCCCGATGAGATTGAAAAGGAGTTCGGCATCAACGTGGGTAAGCAGCTCAACGTGATGACCGGGCTGGTCGGTGGAACGGTCGCAGGAATCAGCCATAACGACCGGGGGATCATGTCCGACGAGGAATACTATCGCAGATACGGTCATCCTCGCGGGGTGCATGTGGCAAATTTTCTGCGGGGAGCGAAGTAACGGCCCGTCTTACGCTCCCTGAATGCAGGGCTGCCGACAATGCTGCCTACGGACCGGAGGAACAGCAGGAATACGAGGCTGTTCGGGACGCCTTCCGCCGGCTTGTGAAATGGTGGGAAAATAGTGCCGAGAGGAAAGACCTGATTGAGGAAATCATCACCTTGCGGGCTTCATTTTTAATCGACAAGGCATTGCGTGGATTGCGCATTGATTTTGACCGCGCGCTGGATATTCTCCGGAATCGGAACGCCTTCACCTCCGCCCGTGAGCAACAACAGCATGAAATTCTCGTGGCTGCGGTGGAAAACCTGATTGATTTTGCCGTGGCCGAAGAGATGACCATGCTCGGAGCTCTCCCTGAACAGGTCTCAGAAACGAATTTGGCGGAGTGCGAGGAGGTTTGCCGACGCTATAACCTCGTGTACGCGCAGAAAGAAAACGAGCAGGTAGGACTGGCGGCTGCGATGGCTGCCTGGTGGATGGCTGTCAGCGAGGACACGCTTGTTACCTTCATGACGCAGGGGGATGAACGGGTCCGTCCCTGGCACCTTTCCTTCGAAGGGATTTCCTATCGCAAGTCGGAATTCCCGCCAGAACTGATTCCGCCCATCGAATGGGGCTGCCGATGCTACCTCGTGGCCAACGGTTTCGCCTCGGTACACGCTTCTGTCTCCCGTTCTTCCGGACATAGGAAGGTGGATCCGGTTTTTCGGGAGAGTCTTGCCACGGGTGGACGCATCTTCTCCGACGCACATCCTTATTTCAGCACGCCGCTGCCGGAGTTTGCCGTGCAGACAGGCGACAAACTCAAAAAACGATTCCACTATGCCTAAGATAACGCTTGACGAATTCTGTGCCCATTGGGTGGAAGGGAAGTATGTTACGAAGATGCCCAATAAGCTCCAATACAACGTCTTTGACTTTGTGACGCTTGCCGGTGACTATTCCCGTCAGCAGTTCCAGGCTTCTTTTTCATCGGGAGGGTTCTGTGGCGGCAGCCGCTGGGCGCCTCGCACATCCCGCTGGGGAAGACGGTTCACGCACCCGGTGATGAACGATTCGGGAACCCTGGCAAAAAGCATCAAGTATGAAAGCAAGCGGACCGACATTGTGGGGCGACGGGATAACCGCACGCGTATTTTTAGTAAAGGGGCATATTACAACATTTACACGACCGAGAAGAGTGTCCCTGTCCGTGGCAAGCGAGGGCGCAGCCGGGAACGGTACGGTCACTATGCGGCCGTGCACAATACGGATCCCAAGTTTGGACTGTACACGGTGAACCAGTATTCTTCACGGCGCCCCGTACATCGTCAGTTCATAGGTTTCTCTCCAAAGATCGACGCGTACATAGCTGCTCACTTCATTGACAAAATATTTGAAGGATTCCCCATGTCATGATTAAGGACAAGCATAACACCAGCACTCCCGTAATGCCGGCGCCACGCAACGAAAGCCTGCCGGAAGAGGTTTCCGAAAACCCGTTCGTGAACATGTACCAGGCGGTACGCAGAGCGATACTCACCATACGGGAAAATCCGGATGACGGGGCTTCGCCTGCCTTTTTCAAGACCATAGCCATTGACAACGGGCAGTTTGCGCGGATTGTCCGTGGTGAGAACACGGAATACGAGATTGCTTTCCCTGCGGTATTCATCCATTTCGTAAACGTCCGTTACCTGGTGGCGCAGCAGCGTATCGGTGAAGGGCGTGCCACCATGCGGGTGCGATTCATACTCAACACGCTCAACAACTCCGACCCGGAACGTGAATGCGATCCCTTCATTGTCTTTCAGCGGCTCAACGTGGCCATTCAGGACGCCAAGGATCGGGAACCGGCGCTTAACGAACGCTGCAACCTGACCTATTTCGATATGCCGCAGACAACCAACATGCTGCAGGCCTACTGGATAGACTACGAAGTGTGGTTCCGCGAGTCGTCGGCATGGCGCTACCGGGACTGGGTGAAGCGTTATCTGGTGATGCCGCCGTTCACACAGCACAGCGACGCTCCGCAGCATGATCTTCAACAGCATGGGCATCACGCCAAACCCGAATACGAGGAGGTGACGGGATTCGTGATCTCCGCCGATGCGGATGAGATACCACCCACGGAGGATTCCGGCGAAGAGGTGGAACAGGACAGGACCTGACGATGCGGGTCCTGTTCTGTTCTGTTCTTTTTCAGGTCAACTTCTCTCTTACAACTTTCTTCAAACCATACTCCTACTCTTTCGGAAAGAAACAGCCGATTATGGATATCAATTCACTTCAATATGTTGTCGGCGAGGCCAAAACAGGCGAGCCGGCCGTCATACGTTTTTTCGGGCGTGTCTCCGAGGAGAATACCGCACGGTTCAATGAAGAGTTCGATTTTCTGGAGAATGTCGTGCGCCCTTCGTGCATACGCGTACTGATTAACTCGGAGGGTGGCAGTGTGCTGTACGGCATGACAACCTATTCCACCATTGCCAACAGCAAGGTGGATACGGAATGCATCATTGAAGGTATCGCCGCATCGATGGCCTCCATCATCTGGGCTGCGGGGAACCGTTCGCTCATGCGAGACTATGCCATACTGATGATTCACAATCCGATGCTCCCGGATGGGGATGACGACGAAGGATCGGATATGGTCCGGGCATTCACCAGGCAGATTGAGACCATCTACCGTAAGCGGTTCGGACTGAAGGCGGAACAGGTTCGCGCCATCATGAACGGGGAGGCCGGCAAGGACGGCACCTATTTCGATGCTGCGGCGGCCGTGAAGGCAGGCATCATCCCGGCCGAGAATGTCATCCACACCTCCAAACAACTCTGTGAGAAGGTGCACAGTGAGGTGGCGGCACTGACCGACACGGCGGCCATTCAGGAGCTCATGAGCCGGGTCAGTTCAGAGAATAAACTATTTGAAGAAACAGCACCTACTCTTAAACAAACAGAAAGCGATATGACGAACGAAAACAAGACACAAGGATTTGAATATGGGGCTATTGCGGCATCCATCGGCATGAAGGACAAGGATGTTAAAGATGTCATGGCCCGCATTTCGGAACTGGCTGCCCTGGAACCCAAGTATAAGGAAATGCAGAAATCCCTGAATGACGCCCAGACGGTCATTGCCGGCAAGGAGGCCGCCATCCAGAATCTGCAGAAGGACCTGGCTGCCGTTACCTCACGACTGTCTGCCTATGAGCAGAAGGAGAAGGATGAGCAGGCGGCTCGCATCGAGACGCTGGTGGAAAACGCCATCAACGAGGGGAAAATCGACCGTGAGGCCAAAGCCCAGTGGGTTGAGATGGCCACCTCGAATTTTGCACTGGCGGAAAGCACGCTGGCCTCCATTCCTGCCCGTGACAAGATTTCACGCGAGATCGCCAAGAATCCGGATAATATCCAGGCGGCGGCAGATGCGGCGAGAACAGCCGAGGAACTGATGACTGAAAAGGTCAAGGAGGTGGTCGGCAGCGACTTCAAGTTCAAGAAGCTCCGATAACCTGAAGCCCGTAGTGGCTCAACCCTTAATCTACTGTTAATTGACTTGCCGGAGACCTGAGGTCTCACGCGGAAGAGGTATCCGCCTGTCGGCTGAGATTCTTTTTCAAACCTGTAACTCAAAAGACAATGGCTGATACTTTAAACTTCTTACAGAACGGGTATAACGGTGAGGTGCTGGAAGACCTGCTGACCTATACCGTTCAAGGAAACGACACGGTCCGCGAAGGACTTATCCACATCAAGACCGGCATCCAGCACCGTTATACGCTGCCGGCCGTAAAACTCGGGAACGTCATTCAGGACAACGTCCCCACACCACAGTCGACACATGGCACCAAGGGAGAAGATGGCTCGAACGAATACCAGTTCACCGAGCGTTACCTCGAACCTTCCGATTTCATGATTTACCTGGAGTTCAACCCCAGGGACTACGAGAAATACTGGAAGTTCGCACAACCCGAAGGCAATCTCGTGTTCCGGGAGCTGGATCCGCGCATTCAGGCCACGATGCTGCGCCTTCTGATGGACAAGAAAAACGAGTACATCGGAAACGCTATCTGGACCTCCGCACGCGGCGGAGAGTCGGCGGCCAAGATTACGGCTCCCGAAGGCTGCACGAAAATCGGCGCCAACAAGGAGAAGTACTTCGACGGGGTCATCAAGCGAATCCTCGACAACGTGAACTCCACGGATGACGAGGTGAAAGCGGGCGGACAGTGCATCGTCTCGGGTACTACCGAACTTTCAGACGGTGCCGCCGTGGAAGCAGCCCTTTATGCCATGTGGAAGAACTGTCCCAAGCAGATCCGCAAGAAGACTTCACTGGCCTTCATTGTCGGCTGGGATGCTTGGGATGCCTACGACCAGTATATTTCCGACAAGCAGGTCAAGTATTCGGAAAATACCGAGGTGAACAAGTACCGCTTCAAGGGAAAACGTATCATCCCCATCGTCGGAATCCCGGAGCACACCATGGTGCTTGGCGAGTTCTCCACAGGCATGGACTCCAACCTCTGGATGGGCGTGGATTTCGCCAACGATACGGAAATCCTCAAGGTGGACCGCCTCCAGGCCAATTCCGAGCTCTTCTTCATGCAGATGCGCATGAAGATGGACGTCAACATTGTGCGTCCTGCGGAAATCGTGGTTCACACCGCCTACAAGAAAACCGAATAACACACCTTTCATCTGATTTGAATGTCTCACCCGGGGAGTGGAGGTAAGGCCCCGCTCCCCAATTTTCTTTCGACAACCATGGCAAAAAAAATCAATAATGCAGAAATGCCCGAGAATCCGGATGTTCCCGCTACGCAAGCCGTGGCGGAACAGGAGGCTGAACGTATACAGGAAGAAACGGTACAATCCGAGGCAGAAGCGACCGCGAAGCCGAAAACACAACAGACAAAGGAGCAGGAAACATCCGACCCCCATATTCTGGAACTCTTGAAGAAATTCCCCGGTTATCCGGCGCTTTACGTCGGGAACGGAGGTAGTACCTTCTCGCCGGACACGGCCATCCACATCCGTGGAAAAGCCGTGCTGTACAAAAACCCGTATTTCAAACAATCTAAAATGAAATCATAATGGCGCTTGGAAATGTATTTATCAAGGATGTCGACGGAAATATCCCGTACGACACCGGTTCCGGGAACGAAAAGGTGACCGGACTGCTCTTTGACGTCTCCTTGCAGCCGACACTCTTCACCGAGGGATATGGCAAGACGAACGAGTCGAAACTCAAACTCGGAGATGTGTGCTATATCACTTCGCTCAAGTCCGCCGTCAATGATTTCGGCATCATCGAGCGCGTAGTGGCCACGGAGGAGGAAGAGACCAACGTCAACTTCCTGCACGGCATTCCAGCTTACCATATACGGGAGTTTTTCCGCATGTCGGGAAACGTGAATGGAACAGGAAAACTTTATGTCATGTTCGCGGACTGCTCCTCGAACTGGGATGCATTGGAAATCATGCAAAGGGCTGCCGGAGGGATGATCAACCAGCTCGGCATCTGGACCGAACAGCCGTTGTGGAAGGCCAACGGAGGCGAAGACAAGTACAACCTCAATCTTGTAAAGGGACTGAATGACGTGGCTGTCGGCCTTGCCGAACAGAACCAGCCTCTGTCGCTCATTCTCTCGGCAAACCCTTCCAACACGGGTGCAGATACGACCGAGGGGCGCCAGATCGACCTGAACAAGATCCCCTCTTGTATCTGTGAGGCCAGTCGTATCAGCTGTATCTTCGGACAGGCACATAACGAGACTGTCGGCCTCATGCAGATGCGCAACGTCAACCATACTCCCGTGGGGTTCCTCGGGGCAGTGATGGGTGCCATCGCGAAAGCCGGCGTGCAGGAATCCATCGCATGGGTGAAGCAGTTCAACCTGTTCACCGATGACTTCCAGGAAATAGAACTGGGGTTCGGAGATATCAACCTGGACGAGGCAGAGGAAAACTTCCTTAGTCTGAACCGTTACGAATCCCTTTCTCCGGCATTGCTGGACGAGCTTGATGATAAGGGGTATATCTTCCCCATCAAGTACGCAGGACGGGAGAACGGCATCTATATTTCCAAGGACCAGACCTGCTCCACGGGCGATTACCGTACCATTGCCCGCAACAGGACTATCAACAAAAGCCGCAGGGCCGTACGTGCCGCGCTGCTTCCCTATGTTAATTCGCCGCTGCTGGTAAATCCCTCGACGGGGTATCTCGCGGCATCCAAGATAACGGCTTTCAAGACGCTTATCGGAGATATTCTGGCCAAGATGCAGGCCGCACAGGAGATTTCCGGGTATGCCGTGACCATAGACGCCAATCAGAACGTATTGGTCGACGACACGCTCCGCATCTCGTATGTCATTGTGCCGGTCGGTGTGGCTGTCAAGATTTACGTCGAAGAGGGTCTCTCATTAACCGCTTAATACCCGCATTATGGCTGTAATCAATAATGTAGCATACTCATGGTCGATGATTACCTTGTCATCGACAGCTCTTGGAATCGACGAAGGCTCGACTACGCTTGAAGGCGTGTCGGCGATAAAATGGTCCAAAAAGCGCAAGGTGGAATCCAACTACGGCATGGGTGGGAAACCTGTGTCCCGCGGATTCGGGAACATTACTTATTCGGCGTCTATCACCATGGATTACGCTACACAGCAGTTGCTGCGCTCGGTCTATGGCTCGCTGCTCGAAATCGGAGAGTTCGACCTGATCATATCCTTTGCCAACCCGATGGCATCTGAGGATTGGACGACCACAACCGTCACTCTGAAAGGTTGTATCTTCACCGAGGATTGCTTGGAATCCCAGCAGGATGACACGAACATCACTCACGAATTCGATCTGAATCCTTTCGATATTCAAATCGGTTCAGGGGATACCATTTAATGGTAGGCTATGAATGTGACTTTTGAAGGAAATACTGCAACGGGAAAGAATGAATGGCTGACCCCGCCGTCCATCTTGCAGCGGCTGGGAGCATTCGATTTGGACCCTTGTGCGCCGGTGAACCGTCCGTGGAACATTGCGGCGCACCATTATACGGTCGAGGACGACGGGCTCAAACTCCCGTGGCATGGCCGTGTATTCTGCAATCCGCCGTATGACAAGGCGCTCATCGCACAGTTCATACAGCGGTGCGCGGAACATCGCAATGCCGTGGCGCTGACGTTTGTCAGGACAGACACGAAACTGTTCCAGGAACTGATTTTCCCCCGTGCGGACTCTATTCTCTTTATCAAGGGAAGGGTGAGCTTTTGCCACGCCTCGGGAATGCAGGGAGGTCCCGCGGGCGCTCCGTCCTGCTTAATTGCCTTCGATCGGCACAATACGGAAATGCTTGAACAGAGTGGAATTGAAGGATGTTTGGTCAGGCTATGATCCTGTTTTTGTTCCCATTTTCTCAGGAGGGTGCGCAAGGCATAGGCCGTGCGCACCTTTTATTGTTCAGACTTCGATGTATTTTCCCGGCAAGAAACCGGTATGCTCACCGCTGAAAACATAGCCGAGCTGGTTTGAAAGACACATGGTATGGCCGATTCGCTTGTCCATATTCCGGTGGGAATGCCCGTATATCCAGTATTCCACGGGACTTGCTTCGATGAAATCACCCAACTCGACAACAAACGCCCCGTTCAACGGGCTGCCCTTGAATTCCGAGGCCAGCAGCTTGAAGGAAGGCACATGATGTGTGGCGACAAGGATATGTCGGGCCGTATTTCGGGCGATACTATCCTTCAAGAAACGGGCACAACGGTAATGCTCGTCGTTGAAACGGGTCCAGTCCAGCGGCTCGTTGCCGTAACGGATACGCTTGAAATCGCTGATGGCACTCTCCGTGGCATAGGCATCCTGCATGGAGATTTTAGACCACAGGGTCGTGGCGATTAACGTCGTATCTGCGGACAGGGGAATGACGGCATTATAATGACAAGTGATGTTCTTCCGAATGGAATAACTCCAACCGTTGTAAAGCTTGTCGATGTCAAACAACTTGTAGAACTCGTGATTGCCTGGTATGACGATGACCTGGCGGTAATGGTCCGATGCCCAGCTCCAGAAGGGATGCGTGGAATAGTTGTCGTCCCCGATATAGCCGATGTCGCCAGCCAGAAGGAGAATATCTCCCGTCACTTCAAGCGGGTGCTCTTTCAAAAAGCGGCTGTTATCGGAGAACTCAAGATGCAGGTCACTGGCATATTGTATCTTCATATTATAATACGAATACTTCTCTCATTATTGCAATAAAAGTTCTGATCTGTTCATCGTCCACTCGCAGCCTGTCCTGTAGGGACTGGTTCGGCAACGACGCCTCCATCATGTCCGCAAATGTTTTCATGTCATTCCTCAGTGCGTCGGGAAGTGAAATCGTATTTGCCGGATCGATAGCGGTCACCAGCAACTTGAACACGTCGTCCCGGTGTTTCTTTATATCCTGGCTGCGGATTTCAGGATTGGTTTTCTTCTCTTCCGTAAGATTGAGAAACGCCCGCACTTTCAGGCAGATCAGACACAATGGCGTGGCAACCCTCAAACCGTCATGTACCGTGCTGTTCTCGATGGTGAACTGATAGCAGTCCGGATCCATAACGATGGCGGACAGACTGGAGAGCTTTTCACCGACAGGAATGGGAGTCAGGTGGAATCCGGTAGGTTCTCCAAGGATATCCGGACGTGTGGACAGCAGCTCGATGCGGATTGGATAACCGGGAGACGGTTTGATGAACCGGAATAACTCGGGCGCGGGCTCTTTGCCTGCTCCACGCTTACGTTCACGGTTTTGATATTCTCCTTCCGAGATGAACTGCCAGAACCGTTGGCCAAATTCCGGGGTTATGTTATCGACAATCAAAATCATGTCTATGTCATCCGTGGCTCTGGGCGGCATGTCGCTACCCGTCAACGCGATATCACAAGCCGTTCCGCCAATAATGATATAATTGTCGCTGAACTCCTTAAAATACTCCTTGAATTTTTCTAAACCTCTTACCATTTTATTGTCTTGATTACATATTCCAATTCACCTTCCACCCTTGCGTCCGTATCGTGCCGTAACGACAGGTACAAGGACAGTTTGTCGACATATTCCGTGTCCGGGAACATCCGCGGATGGTATATCCAAACCTCGATGCAATGTTTTCCTTCCATGTCGTCAACCTTCAGGCCTCCCGACACCATTTTTTTGAAATCCCGGTCCAGGATGGCAACGGTCCGCCTCTCTTCCGGATTCAGATGCGAGTAATGCGACAAAGCGTTGATACCGCTTGTCATCAGATTGTCCGGCAGGTCATCGTCCGTGTAATACACCCAACGGACCGGGCTCCGCATAAACAGCACAGCCTTTTCCCAAAGTTCCTGCCTGGGCAGCGTAAAGATTACTCTTTTCTCCACATTGGGAATCATTTCAGACCGGCAGAGCCTGAACTGTTCCAAATCCAACAGTCCCCGTCCGATCGACTGATAGGAGTAGGGGCAGATATTTTCGAAATCCTTTATGGTACAGCTTCCATGAAGCGATGATTGCAGATAGTACAGCAAAAGATACTGCGCCACCGGTGACAGAAGTCTGTTCTTTTTGGGCCTTCGGGATTTCTCTATGGCATTTACCAGCAGCGTCGGCAGGAAGGCATATTTTTTGGATACAACAAAATAAACCCCTTGCTCAATCAAACGGCTGCGATTGATGTAGGTTGCGGCATCAAGGATAAAGACGACCGGTACGCCGACTATAGTTTCTACACGTTCCGCGTATCTGCGATAATTGGCCGGAGTCAGCGATGCCGTACCGTTTTGGGAAGCAAAGCAGAACGGCTGCCCGTTGAATGTCCCATGATAGAAACTGAATCTTGTGGTCGTATCAATATTCAGCCCCTTCAGTTCTGACCGTTGAACGGGTGTCAATGCGACAGTTATCCCGGCTATTATGATTTCCCTTATATCCATTATCATCTATTTTGTACCATTATCACTTCACGTGATAACAGTACAAAAGTAACGATAATTATCTGATAACACAAATATTGGAATAGATTTTCCGTCTCTGCCATATTGCCATCTGTATATACACCGGTCCTATAAGCGGCTCCAATAGACAGGCATAGGTATGACCGGGCCGTATATCATTTTTTTGAGAATTCAGATGAATTGCATAGAGAAATCAATGTTTAATGCTCGGGCTGTTTATTCAGATGCGAGATAATTCGTGTTTTCGTAATCTTTTCGGGGAATCTTCCCCTACACTTTAAATGAATCAAATTCATTTCGATATGGAAGAAAAGATGCTTACGCTGGAACAGGAAGCCAAAATCAAGGAAAAAGCCCTCAAACTCAAAGAAGAGAAGAAGCTGCGCAAGGTTTACCCGATGGTCGTATACGGGGAGACCGAATGCGGGGAAAAGGAATACTACGTCGCTTTTATGGCGGAGCCCACTTTCCCGCAGTTCTCCAAGTTCATGGCGGCCTCAAAGAAGGATGAGGTCCTGGCCATGCGCACACTGGCGCGCGACTGCTTCATGGATGGAGACAAGGAACTTGTCGACAACGATTCGCTGTTCCTCTTCGGCCTGATGGGACAGTTGTCGGAACTCATCACTACACGACAGAGCGTCCTGGTAAACTTATAAGCCGGTGGGTGGTGACGGACGAGCAGCGCATCCGACAACGGATGATTTACGTCCGCCATTACTTCCCCGGCGTGAACCTTGACACAGTCACGGATGAGGAATTTGCCATGCTGTCGGAAGAGGCGCTATGGCTGCACGAGCAGATGCAAGCGGCACATCTCAACCAGGAACTGATGAAAGCGGGGCTGCACAAATGATGTGCGCCCCGCATTTATCACATATGGCAATTGACATGTTTATTACATACATTATTTGATTTGCTCTTAAAATTATTATCAAAAAATTTCTTATTTTTGTCTCGGTTCTGCGTCAATATGCAGAACTGACATAGTACAGACGTTTTTTACTTTTCTTTCGCATTCAAACTTCGCAACTTTGAACTTCTGAAAGAATGTAATAGGACGTCCGGTGAATGTATGTATCGCAATATACGCATGGCGTATTTGTGATCCTCATTTCGCGTGGGCTGTCCGTATTACTTATTTCAGAAGGGGCAGCGAAGGCCTGAATGCGAGGTAAGCTAATACGGCAACCCACGTATTTATGGCATTCAGTTACAATTACACGGGAAATTTGGATTTACTTGAACGCCCCTCCGTGGCATTTTTTGCTTCACGGAGCGTTTCTTCGAAACTTTATGAGAGGACTATACAATGGGCTGAACAATGTTGTGACTCAAACCGAGTCATAGCAAGCGGATTTCAATCACCCCTTGAGAAGTCCGTTTTCAATATTCTGTTGGAAGCGCGTCATCCCATGATTTGGGCGTTGGGCCGAATGCTTTATCGACGCTATTCTCCGGAAGTGCAAAAGGCTCTCGATGATGGACGCTTGTTGGTTTTTGCCGTGCGTAATACCCTCCGTACAGGATGGCATAATGCGCTAGTTCGAAATTACACGGTCGCCTCGATGTCTGACGAGAGTGTTTACGCAATCAATACGGACGGACGTTGTAGTTCCCTCGATGTCCTTTGCCAGTTAGAAGAAGGCACCAAGCCAGTTTATCGTCTTTAACTAATTAAAACTCGTTGTCTATAAACAATATCGAAAATGTTGAATGGCGGTGCTTTGATAAAATTCCGGCAACCTAAATACAGAAAATCTGGTAAGATATAAAAACATGATGTCCGGCAAAACGCCGGACATCATGTTTTGAACATACACCTTATACCTCCGTGTTGGCAATATCAGCTGCCATACTCATTATTTTATTATACTTGCGTTCGATGTTCTGCAGGCGCTGAATTTCCTCCTTCGCCACGCCCGATTCCTTCCGCCGTTTCATGCCTCCGATAGTACGTCGGCATTCCATAAGTTCTGCTCGTGCGTTGAACAGTTCCTCGATGATTTTGGCCATCGGCCGCTGCATACATTTTTGCGTGAAGCCCTCCAGGGTTTCCGGTTCTTTCTTTTGTCGTGCCATAATTCGTATTGTGTTTTGATAGCTTTTCAGACAGTCACTTAACAAAAATAATACAAAAATCAGACAGTGCAAAAAATGGATGTGTGCCTCCTCCGCTCCAGACCGGTTTTTTAATCTCCTTCAGCCTTACGGACCTATTCCTTTTTAAGATAGAAGCAGCAACCCGTCATGGCTCAGGAACAGAATTACCAGGTCAATTATACCATCAACGTAGATGCCTCTCAAGGTACCAAGCAGGTCATCGCCTTCGGTGAGGCTGTGGGGAAACTTGTGCAGGCGAAGGCGTCGTTGACTCCGGCCGTCACGAACATCAAGAACATGATGGACGAGATTGACCGGGTGTTCCGGACCAAGAACGGGAAAAAGCGGAGTTTCGATTATCGCCTGACCATCGACACGAAAAACAGCGAGGCGAAACTGGAAAGGGTAAAAAAACTGCTGACGGAGATAGCAGAACTTTCCAGAGGCATCACGCTTTCCATCGGTACGGCGCAGGCTCTGGACAGTAAGAAAGTCAAGGCAAGCGCGAAAAGCCTGTATGAGAAGAAGGCGGCCGAAGCGCGCAAGGCGGAAATTGAACGGAACGCCTCCTCTTCGGTAACGGCCATGACAGATGCACAGAAACGCATCACAAAGGCCATCGGTAAAATAAACTCGGCCCTCACATACATGGAGCGGAGCCGGGAACTCAATATCAAGACCGACCAGGCGGAACGGCGGCTGAGAAACATGCTCGCGTTATTGGGGCAGATCCGGCGTGCTTCCTCCTTCTCCATGAATATTCAGGGAGGATTGGGAAGTGCCGGCATTTCTTTGGCTTCGGGCGTACCGGTTCCATATGCTCCAACGGCTTTCGCTTTGCCTGAAAAGGCACAGCAGAGACTCATGGAGCGGCTTTATACCCAACAGCAGCTCCACCGTCAGAAACTGGCACAGGACGAAGAGAATTTTGAAGCGCAGCAGCGTCGCAAGGCCCGTCTTGATTCGGAGAAGCAACAGGAGCTGCAGCGCAAGAACGCAGCAAGGGAAGCGGAACGGTTGCGGCGTCAGGCGGAAGCCGCGGCACGCAAGGAAGCAACAGCCCGGCGAAAGGCGGAAGATGCACGCCTGAGGGCTGAGGCTGCGGCACAGAAGAAAGCGGAGCAGAATGCCCGACGGCAGGAACAGCGCAACGCCATGCAGTCGGTGCGGCTGATGCAGCGCGAAAACACGGCTGCGGGAACGCTGTACCGCAGCAAGCGTCGCGCCGCCATCAACCGTATCCAATATTCCCGCGCACCCTCGCTGCGGAACTTGCCGTTCGCTTCGATGCTCAATGCCTACATGGGCTATAGCTTTGTACGGTCGGAACTGACCAAAGCCATTGAATACTCCAATATCATGGAGTCGGCGCACTCCATTCTGAAAGTGGCCGATGCAGACCTGAAAACTTTCGAGACCCGGTTTGACAATATGGCCCGCCACGTCCGTAAAATCGGTATCGACACCAAATATACGGCTGTGGAGATTGCCGGTGCTGTCAAGTACCTGACAATGGCGGGAATGAACATCGATACCATCCACAAGTCGATCCGTCCGATTACGAATCTGGCTCTGATCGGTGACAATGACGTGGCCTACATCGCCGACCTTGCCACCAACATCATGGCTGGTTACGACATCAACAACGACAGCATGGACAGTGTGGCCGATGTCATTGCTTCTACCATATCGCGATCAAACGTCAACATCGTGGAGGTGGCTGAATCCTACAAGATGGCGGCCGGATACCTTCGCATGGCAGGTATCGATTTTACGGAAGCCAGTGCCGCCATCGGTCTGTTGGGTAATATGGGTCTGAAAGGCACCCTGGCCGGTACCTCCTTGCGTGCCATGGCCACCCGTTTTGCCAAGCCCACAAAAGAGGCACAGAAGGTACTTGACCGACTGGGGGTTCAGTTTACCGAGATGAGGGATATCGAGGGGGTCATGGTCGAGAAATTGAGACCTCTGGCTGACATCTTCGAGGAACTGAACCGAAAAGGCGCATCCATGGCTGATATGCAATCCATCTTCGGTAAGATCGGAGGAAATGCGGCCATGATGTTTGTTCGGAATTACGATCAGTTGCGGACGCTTACGGCGCATAACCGGGGTTCACAAGGTATTTCCTCTGAACTGGCACTGGTCAAGCAGAACACGACCAAGGGGCTGTGGGCTCAGGTGACCTCCCAGCTCACCGAAGGATTCATGCAGGCATACGAGGTGCTGGAACCTTCCATCCGCTCGGTATTGCGGTCGTTGCTGGAGAAGTTCAAGGCGCCTGAATTCACACGGGGACTGGTTTCCATCGGAAACGCTCTGCTGGATATATTTACGGTCATCGGCAATATCGGAGCCTGGGTCACCCGGAACTTCCACTGGATAGAACCACTGGTGTTTACCGGTGTTGTGGCGACCCGTCTGTTCAAGGTGGCGGGGGCGTTGACAAATATCGGCATCGCTGTCGGCTTTATCGGGAAACAGGCCGCGGCCACCACCTCCATCGAGGCTATTCAGGGGCTTATCGGCTTCGGGAGTGCGGGGAAACTGTCTTTTGCCCAGAGAAGGGCCATCGTTTCCACCATGCAGGCGGCTGGCGTGGCAGGCCGTGGAGCTATGGCAAGGGCATTGCTGGCCGGAGGCGGCACCATCGGGGCACAGAACGTTCTCAAGTCCCTGTTCGCCACACAGGTAGCTACCGGAACCGGACTGACCGGCGCTGCCGCCTCATTGAGTGCCATCGGTACGGGTGCCGTGGCGGCCACGGCCGGCATCGCCGCTTTGGTCGGGGCCCTGGGCTGGGTTGCATACAAAACATGGAAGGTCAAAGAGGCCAAAGATGCCGTATTGGAGGAGATCGAGCAGAACAGGAAATACCGCTACCCATCCATCGAAGCACTCTACGCGTCGTTGAGCGACACTTACAGTATGGCTGTCAGGACCAAACGTGCGGTGGAGGAAGTGGTGGCCGGAAAAACCATCGAGGAGGCATCAGGACATAAAATCGGCGCCTTTACGAAGCATTGGTGGGCGGGATTCATGGGCTCCTTTGCGGCAGCTTCGTCGGAAGGCATGATGTCTATCAACGATGTCTACAACATGGACGATGCCCGTCAGGATGATATCCGGGACGCCCTTGTCACATTGGCCAAGCGGGACAGCCAGACACGCATCAATTCGGCGTATGCCGAGCTCGGCAAACTGAACTCGGTATTGGAGGTGAACGCTTTCCTGAATACCGTGCATGAACGCTTCGGGCAACAGGACAAAGACCTCGACACGAGCCTGTGGCGAATTGTCAACGGCAAGGCGGTGTACAACGATAAGATCGGCGGGATGTCGGAAGCCGTGGCGGCCCAGACGTATGATTACGCCCAATACATCAACAATACGACCGTTCCTGAGATTGTCCGTGCGGCTACAGCCTACCGGGACGCCATATCCAGCACCGCCAAGGCTCAGGAACTCATGCGCAAGGGAGGCTTCGACTTCGAGCAACTGACAGCCTGGGGATATTCCCAGAATGCCGAAGGTCATTGGGTGCAGAAAAAGTTGGGAGGTAACGCTACCGACGAGCAACGTGTAGAGAACATCGCCCACCGAAAGCTGGCCCATAACGCACTGGTGAAGTTCTTCTCCTCCTTACGGCAGACCTTCGGGGGCTCGGCGGAAGCCGCAGAAAATATTCTCCGTGTGGCTGGCTTTACTCCGGATTTGTACAGCAACGAACCGGACTCCAATGATACCAGGCCTTTCTCCAGCAACCCGATTACCAACAACGGTCCGGATGACGGAGGGGCCGGAGGAAACTATTCGGGGACGGGGCGCCTCTCCTCAGCGGCCCCCAAGCAGGTAATTGTCAATATCGACAGTCTGCTGAGTGTACAGACCATCGACCTGATGAAATCTCAGGAAGGACAGACTGAAGAAATACAGAATCTGAAACAACAACTCGCGCAGGCGCTCATCGATGTCGTGCATGACTTCGATGCCTCCTGGAATGGATGACAAATATGGGAAGACTTTTACAAATGGCCGCTTCAACCCTGTTAAGCGGCGGCATACTGAATAACGGAACGCTGGGCGGCTATATCAGCAACGCAACCCGCCTGGCATTGGGCATGGGGCTGGCAGAGCTTCAGGAAGGCCAGGTCCATTATTTCTCCAAGCATCATGATCTGTTGAAACGGGCGGCCATACAGGTCGCCTCGCAGACGGCATACGGTCTCTTGCGCTCGTACCCGCGTTATCTCAAATATTGGGAACAACGGGTACGCGACAAGTATCTGGAAACCCAGTCCCAGTCGAGCCTGGCCAACAAGACCGGGCAGTATTACCAACTTATCAAGGAACAGCAGGCTGTGGCCCAGAAAAAGAACTATACGGATACAATCGTAGGCCGTACAGTGGCAGATTACCTGGAACTCTCCATCTCGAAGGAAGGCAGGTATTACGACAACAAGGAATGCAAGGTGGAACCCAACACGAAATACGGGCTGGTGACATTCGTAGACCTCGGCCCGCAGGTTCAGGTGGCAAGCCGTAATAACATACTTCTGACACAGGTACAGGGGCGTGACTATACGCGCAAGGAATTTATTTCCGGTGGCGATCTGGAAATTACCATCAATGGGAAAATCACCTCGAAATATCCAGATGTGTATCCCGAAGCGGAAGTGTCGAAGTTCTTGCGGCTGATGCAGTACAAGGGCGTCATCGAATGTGACAACACCGTCCTGAGGCAGTTCAACATCACGCAGCTCATCATACAAAGCTATACTTTACAGCCAACGGACTGCCGGAACGTGCAGCCGTATTCGGTGACCTGCGTGGCTGTCGAGCCTTCCGAGGCGGTAGAGGTGAAACTGGCCGATCAGGAAGTGGTGGACACGGCCATCAAGCACACCAACAAATGGATCAAGTATGTTAAATTCGGCACAGAGGTCGTTGATCCGGCTTCCCTGCTCAAACTTACACAATTATGGCTGTAGCGGCTATGGACGTCCTATGTTGCCGCATCACGGTCGGCGACCCGGACCCCGACAATCCGATGAAGATACTGAACGGGGTGGAGATGACGGAAGTACACACGATTGAAATCAACGAGAGCTACAAGAAGTTGATAGGGACAGCCAAAGTAACTTTCCCGAAAGGTTCGGTATGCCGTTCAACCATCATCGGTAACATAACTTTGGAAGGCAAGGACGCATCCCGTCTGACGACCGAAATCATGGAAGACGGAGTGCTCATCGAGAAGCGCACGACCCAGTGCCTTGTGGACGAGACGACTTTCAAAATTGGACAGCGTATCAATATCAAGTTGGGCTATAACGGCGTGATGAAAAACATGTTTGACGGGTATATCACGGGCTATAATTCCGACAGTATGCTGGAAATCCAGTGTGAGAACATGGCCTACAAGCTCAAGCTGAAAAAAGCGCCGCTGTTCGAGACTCCGGTCAAGGGCACCACAGTCAATGATGTGCTGGAAGGAAAATACAATATACTGAAAGATACCGGATTCAAAATCCATTCAGACACCAAGAAGTACGAAATCCATATCGGCAAGGTCAAGGTTACGGACAACTTCACGGTGGCAGACATCCTTTCTGAATGGTCGCGCTACAAAGTGTATTGCTTTCTGAAATACGATGCCGAGGATGAAGGGGCCATGCCGGCGATAGCCGTCGGACGTCCGTATTCGTCCAGTAAGGCACAACCCGTCTTTCCCGAGGATTCGGGGACCGGTCCGTTCAAAATCCATTTCAACGAGCATGTGGCGCAAAGTAATCTCAAAGTGCTGAAAACAGACCCGAAATTCCTCGCGGTAACAGGCAAGGCACTCGGCACGGACGAGAAATTCTTTGAAGTGACCGTGAGGCTGAACCCGGAATACGATCCGGACTCTCCGGGCAGCAAGGAGTTTCAAACCGTAAACGCTACCCAGATATCGAAAAAATCGCACAAAGTGACAGGCAACACGACCGCCACGGGAGCGGATACCCGCACGAAAGTTGACCTGTCGACTTATACCATCGTACCGTATATGTCTCCCCATGTCGGCATCAATTCCGACCAGCTCGTGGAAGAGACAACGGAATATTTCCGTAACTATAACTTGAACGGTATAACCGGAACATTGACCATTTTCGGAGATTTCGGACTGGTCCCGGCTGTACAAGTCGAGTTGGTCGATCTGCGAAATCCCTCCAAAAACGGGGTTTATCTCGTAGAAGAGGTAACCACGACTTTCGGAGTAAACGGCTACAGACAGCAGTTGAGCATACCGTATAGGATGAATTCAAAGGGGTGA